TCAAGCCACCCGTCGTTTCAGCATCGTCAGCGCCGGGCTGCGCGTATCGGTTGCTGCAATACGGTTTGCAAACTCAATCAGCTTGGCCAGCTCGGCCGATGAGTAGTGTGACGTGATGCTGCCGTCGGTGTGACCGAGCAGCGCCTTGCGATCTTCCTCGGGTACATCTGCTGCCCGCAACCGCCTACCGAAAGTGTGCTTCAAATCGTGCACACGCAGGCTCGCAAATCCCGGGTGCGGCGCGGTGCCGTGAGTTTTCTTCCACTGTGCGGCGGCCCGCTTTCTCGCGTTACGCCAGGCCGTATCATTCATCCGGTGCAGAGCGCGCCCCTCGTAGGGGAAAACCCATTCGGGATGCAGGCCCCGCTGCTTGCGGATAATGGACCGAGCAACATCATTCAGGACCACCAGCCGTTCCTCCCGGTTTTTCACGCCAGAATCATCGAAGCGGCCGCCGAACTCAGCCGGGATCAGGAACACACTGGTTCCCAGCCCTTCGACCTCGATCTCCCACTGCCACTTCAGCTTGCAGACCTCCTGCTCGCGGCACCCGGTGTTCACCTTGTAGAGGGCCATGACTTGCAGGTGCTCCGGGAGCTCCTTGAACAGGGCCGCCTGCTCCTGCCACGAAAGCGGGTAGGGCTGGCGCCGGGATTTCTCGCTCAGCATTTCGATCATCGGCACCACGGACAGCCAAGGCTTCCGGTTGTCGTCGCGCCACTTTCGAGAGGCGACATTCAGGACGCGGACGACGCGCTGCAGCGCAATGTTCACTGTGCGCGGTGCTCGTCCGGCCTCGAGCCTATCATCCACGTAAGCCTGCAGCGCGTCGTTATCGACCTCATCCAAATTTAGGTGGCCGATGTATGAATCCAGCTGCTTTAGATAGGTGGCGGTTAGCCAAATGGATGGTTGTTGCGCGTACTCCTTTAGGTAGCGGGTTGCCGCAGCGCGGAAGGTCGGGCGCCAGTGGGCACGCTCCTTCCGCTCTGCGCCGGCCTGGACGATTCGCTCGAGGAGGAACTGTTCGGCTTCCGCGCGAACGCTTGTGCCAGTGCTGCCTCGAATTCGTCCATAGCCGCGGACGAGTTTGTCGATGTGCCAGATGCCGTCTTTGAGCGTGAGCCCGGTGAGTGTTTTTTGCCCCATAGATTTGATGCTCCGTTGCTACGGCGGCGCTCGCTGCGGTTGCAATCGTTGTCCGCAGGTGCTTCCTTGTCAATTGCCATGCGCTCCGCGTACTCGTCCGCGAAGCGGTCGAGTTCCTTGCGATCGAAGGCAATTCCTTGTTTTCCGATGCTGATTTCTCGCAAAAAGGGCCGTGCAGCGACGTCAAACACGCGGCGGCACATGCCGAGATAGGCCGGCGCCTTGCCGACTCGGATGAATCGCGGAGGAATGTCGGACATTTATCGGATCTCGTTTGCGAAGGCGGCGCGCTTCGGCGCGCAATCGCATTCGCCTGTTGCAGTGATCGCGGTGATGAGACAGTCGAGGCCGCTGACGGCCGCGTCAGTGGCCGGGAGGAATGCCAGCGATGCCCGGACCTCGCTCAGAGCCCCAAGGATGTCGAACGCAGGCGCCGGCGCGGTGTCCAATACTGCGCGGATGGTCGCGCCAAACGTGCCGATGCGCGGGCCGCGCGCGGCGAACGAATCGGTCCAGGCCTGGTCGGGCTCCGCCGGCACCAAGCGCCAGGTGGTGGATGTCGTCATACGCGCGGGCCCTCCATCAAGGCCTTGATGCTCGTCTGCATGAGTAAGTCACCTTGATCCTCGGGGGTGCCCGTGGCAATGACACGGCGCAGAACGGGAAGTGTTTGGCGCAGCGCTTCGACAGTTCGTTCTTGCACAGGAACGATGTAGTGCAGGGCGACGTGAAGGTCGCGCAACGGTTGCAGCGGCAGTTGCTGCCCGTGGCGCGTTTCCCACATTTCAAAATGCCATATCAGGCCCTCGATCGCGGGCGCAGCTTCGTACCAATAGCCGTCGCACGCCAAGAATTCTGGGAATCCACGCGCGTTGACGGACACCTTGCCCGTGCGATCCAGTTCATCAAACAGCCGCTCGAGCGGGCGCATGACGATCTCGGCACCTACGATCATGGGCGCGGCCTTGGGCCGCTCCTCGCGGCGAGTGCGGCTACGGCGGCGGCCTTCGATGCGCAGCACCAGCCGGCGATCCTTTCGGTTCATATAGGGATGCATGGTCAGGCCTCCGCGCGTCGCATGTCCTGGATGGCGAAATAGACGTCCATGCAGCCCTTGACGTCGGCCATCGCACTATGCGCATTCACCAGGGGCTTGCCGGTGAAGAACTGCACGGCTTCCCCCAGGTTTGCCGTCTTGTAGTGGTTGCGGCCGACTGCGATCATCTTGGCCGTCGGCGGGCATTTGACGATGGGCGTGGCCATGCGCGCCGTGCACTGGGCGGCGCCCGCCTTCCACGCGTCCAGATCGGATTCCAGCTCGCCGGCACGGTGCTGGGCGATGCGGATGATGCGCGCGTCGAACGGCTCATTGTGGGCAATGCGGGTACGAAGGCCCCAGAGTTCCAGGAACATCGAGAGCGCCAGCGACTCGGGCACGCCCACCGCGGCTGCGTATTCCGTAGTGATGCCGTGCACGGCCGTGACCTCGTCGGGGATGATCCAGCCGTCCGGACGCACGACGACGTCCAGGCTGGCGACCGTCTCGCGGGTGTCGAGGTCCACCAGCGCGGCGGCCAATTGCACGATATGGGGTTGGTTGGGGTGTTCGGACGGCTCCTTGAACAGGGGCAGGCCGGTGGTTTCGGTGTCGTAGAAAAGTCCCAGGTTTTGCATGTCGTCGTCCTTGTTAGGCGGCCGCGCGCAGCTTGGGCTGCTCGTTCGTGCCGTTTTCAATCCAGAAGGTGGTGAAGGCGTCAGAGGGAGCGGCCGGTGCGGCCTTGAGCGTGCCCAGCAGCAGGATGGTGTCCAGGTGGCCATCGGCGGCCAGCGCGTCGACCAGGCTCAGTGCGTCGCCGCGGCCGGGCAGGTCCAGGCAGTCGAAGCGGTCGAGGATCAGGCAGCGCAGACCGGAGATTTCCGCGAGCGCCGCCCCGATCAGCGCGTCAACGCGCCACCGCTCCGATTCCGACAGGAGGCGGTAGGGGCGACCGCCCCAGGCGATGACCATATCGCCACCGATTGCGGGCACGCGCCAGCCGGCGATGTCGGCGAGCTCGGCCAGCTTGTCATTGAACGGCTGCAGGGCTTCGGCCAGAATCTCGCCCGGGATGCCGTCGGGGGAGAGCGCATCGCCGATAGCTAGCCAGGCAACAACCTCACCGTGGTACCGCGCAGCGTTTTCGGTGCGCTCGGCGGCACTGTTGGCGGCCTGCTTGGCATTCAGCAGGGCCTGTACGCGCTCGTCGATCGCCTTGCGTTCGGCGCGGATGGCCATCACCTTGGCGCGTGCTGCTTCCACGTCGGCGGATTGGATAGCCTCCGGCTCGGTCACGTCCAACAGGTGCGCCGCGGCAGCCTCGGCCGCGGCGATATCGCGGCGGTCATTCTCGACGCTGCGCGCCATCATGTCGCGCCCTTCGATGGCCTTGGGCAGGGCAGCAGAAGCCTCCGCGTCCCCCGAAGCGTCCAGCTTTCCATACTGCGCTTCGTATCGCTCCAGCACGTTCAGGATCCGCATATCCAGCGGACCGGGCAGCAGCGCGTTGACCTTCTCGCAGTTGTAGGCCTCGTCCAGGCAGACGGCTAGGTCATGCATCAGACCGACACGCGGCCCGGTCCCGGCCTTCGCCTGCAAGGCTTCGACGTGCGCCGTCAACCTGGTGTGTTCGGCCAGGTCATATTCGAGCTTCTGGCGCAACGCCGGCAGCTTTGCCGCCTGTGCCTGGCGGGCCGCGATCTGGTCGTGTGCGGCCGTATACATGGCGGCCTTCTGCTCGAGCCCGCCCAGAGCCTTAGTGTTCTGCTCGAGCTTGGCGTCGACGCCGGCCAGCGTGGCACGTTCGCCCACCAGGGCGGCCTGATCGAACGGGGGCAGCTCTGCGGCCCATCCTTCAGCCTTCTGACTTCCCCACTGTTCGCCGGTCGCGGTCTTCCAGGCGCCCTTAGTCTGGGTGGCTTCCTGCTTGGCGTGTTCGGCGCCGGCGGCGAACCCACTGCGCAGGATCGGCTTGATCTGCGTCACCAGGGTGGCGTCGCAGCCGCGTTCCAGCAGCCGGCGTTCGATGTCATCGGGTTTGATCTTCGTGCCAGTCAGGCCGAACAGCAGAGAGCGGCGGTCGTCAGGCTTCACTGCGGCAAACCTGTCGGGCGCCAGGACATAGGGCAGGGCGGCGGACAGCGGCACCAGGGATTCGCCGGACTGGGTGCCCTTCGGCAGGCTGATGCCGAGGGTGCCGCCGTCCAGATCCAGCGCGATGGCGCCAACCTTCGCGCCGTCGGTGACCAGTGCGCTGAATTCCTTTTTCAGCCCGACGCGCTCGGGCGTGCCCAACATGGCTAAGCGCACGGCCTCGGCGATGCTGGACTTGCCAGCGCCATTCGCGCCAGCGATGAGCGCTACCGGCGTACTCAGGTCCAGATCCACAGCGCGCACGCCCTGGAAATTCTCGATAGTGATACGGTTGATTCGCATGACTGCTCCTCAGAGGGGGTAAACCACTTCGCGGGTGCCATCGGGGCGCATGGCGGTGACCAAACCGAATTGCTCCAGGGATTCAAGGAGCGAGGCGGCGCGGTTGTAGCCAATGCGCAAATGGCGTTGGATGACGGAAATAGAGGGACGGCGGTACTCGAGCACGACGCGGCGGGCGTCGGTCAGCAGCGGGTCGACGAGGTGATCGCCGTTGTCATTGGCGACGAGCGCAGGGCCTGTGGCCGGGCGGAACATATCGGCTTGGCGATCGTCCGCGCATTCCCCGCCCAGGACGTCGACCAGGTCGGCGATCAGCGGGCGGAGCGTGCTGGCCATCAGGTAGAAATCCGCTTCGAATGTCTCAGCGTCGTTCTTTGCCACACGCTCCACGTCCTTGTGCAGCGCCTCGCAGGGCATGACGCGCTTTAGGACCAGCTCGTCGTCCAGCACGAAGGAAACCTTGTCGTCCCACGTGAGGCCCAGGCGCGTGCATTGCATGCCGCTTTGGAGGTGACGGCGTATTTCGTCGGGCTCCAGCGGACGGTTCACATACTGAACGGCGCCAGCGCCTGCGCCTGTGGCGCGCAGCTCCGCTGTGGTGTCGATGGTGAAGCCGTCCGGCGCTTCATCGTCGGCCACCCAGCCCGTCATGGCGCCGGCTGCCGCGGTGTTGACGGTCAGACGTTCCAGGACGAAGTGGTCGATGCTCTTGCACAGCAGGCTGATGGCGGTGTCGCGTGGGCCGCTCGCGGCGCCGTCGATGGTCAGGCGGCCCGCGTGCGTGTCGATCCATACGAGCACGTCATCCTGCTGCCGGAAGGCCGCAGGCAGCATCTGGGTGATGACTTGATCCCGGATGTCCTTGCGCTGCTTCTTCCCGGGTTTGAAGCCCTGGGACTGCTCGACTTTCGCGGCGACCTCCTGCACCTGCAGCTCAATCGCCTTGGCGGGCATCACGCGAGATTCCTTGCGCATGCGCAGCAGCAGATGACCCTGAACGGCATGCACTACGCCATAACCCTCATGGACTGGGGCCCAGCCGGTGGACTCGGCTTCCAGGTCCGTGGTGGGCACGAACGGGAAGCGCTCAAGCATGCTTGTCAGCTGCTCGAGGGTCACCACCCACCCGGCGGGCAGGCAGTAGACCGAGAGGTTGCGGAAAAAAGTCATGTCGGTCCCCCAATGCCTTACTCGGGCGCTGCCATGCGGCGACGCGTGGTGGTGGCCGCGCGCTGCTGCTGCGAGGTCATCGACAGGCGGCGAGCCTGGTAGATCTGGAGCAGGCGGGCGCGCTCTGCCAGGTCGTTGACGCCCTCGATGGAGTCGCCGGCCAGGTCCAGGACGTCCATGGATTTGGCGTTGACGATCTGGTGTTCCACGGCCGCCGGGTCCAGGCCCGGATCCGCTTCGCCAGCGTCGGGCAGTTCGACCTGTTGGTTGCCGGTCGCGACTTCCTCGGGGGCAGGGGCGGCGGGTGCCGTGCCCTGCGCCGGATTACCGGCCTCGGCTTGCGCCTTCGCGGGGGAGGTATCGGGTTGAGCGCTGGGGACGCGAGCCTCGATGTCAGTCGCATCTGCCTGCGCTGCGGCGGGCTGACGTTGGCCAGACTGGGCGGCGGTACGCAGTTCGTCCACATTGACGCTGATCGTGCCGTCGGGCCCGGTGGTCGCCTCAATGATGTCCTGCGCCTCCTCGACGGATTGCAGGCCCATCAGCAGCTCGGGCGCGTACAGCTTGCCGAAGAAACTCGCCGTGCGATAGCGAAGCATGACTTCTTCCATCGTCTGCCATTTGCTGCCGGATTTCGTGTACCAGCCTTCCTTGACGGCCATTTCGATGGTCACCTTGGGAGACTCCAGGCGCTCGCCGGTTTCCTTCTCGATGGCCCAGGCCACGCAGACCTTGTCGCGAATCGCGACGGTCCGTGTGCTGGTTTCGCGCTGACCGTTGTTCCAGCTGGTGGTCGTGTACTGAACTTCCTTGTCGCCTAGTTCTTGGATGTCGAAGCGGAGCGGCGAGAATCGGCCGCATCCGTTGATCGCGGCGATGATCCACTGAGACGACCAGGACGGCCGGCCCTCGACGATGTACAGGTTCTGCATGACCATCAACGGGTCCGCGCCCATGCGCTGCGCCATGTTCAGCGCGACAACCGAGTTCGCCAGCGCATTCGGGTTCTCGCGGCTTTCTTTGACGTTGCCGTACCGATCCAGCTTTTCAATGGTCTGGCGGTAGGCAACGGGCACAAGCGTGCTGCTGGACAGCAGGCGCGCAGCGCGCTGCATGAGTTCGAAGCCCTGCAGGCTGCCGAAGCCGGGCGCCACCATCGGCATTTGCGATTCGGGCGCCGCGCGCAGGCTCTGGACGGTTGTGTTCTGGTTCATGGTTAGCTTCCTTTCTTCTGTTGAGCGCGGTAGTCGTGGTATTCGGCGGCCGTGGCCATGGCGACGGTCTGGCGTTCGTCGGGCTTGGCCTCCTTGTCGTACTGCTTGACCTGGCTGACCAGGAATTGGGCGGGGTCCCAGGCTAGGTGCTGGGTGATGACCGGCGGGCGTTTACCGTTCGGATCGGTACGCCGGACGAACACGTCACGGCTGACGGGGTGCAAGGACATGCGGGCTCCTACTGATGAAAAAGGCAGGTGGACCAGCGCGCGCAGTACTTCTCGCTGCAGAGGACGCTGGAGGGGTTCGGGGGGAATAGGCCGGTGCGAAACATGGCCGCGGCGTGCTGGAGCAGGCCGGGACGGTCGTCTTCGCCGACCATGACGCGGCGCGCGTCAAAGATCGGGCTGACAGCGGTTTCCGCCGTGGCGCCGGTGGAAAGGGCGATGATCTGGGCACCGACCGTGCGCACCTTCTTGGTGTGCTCGTACATGAGCTGATACGTGCCCGTCTGCGCGGCATGGCCGCGCGTGACCGCCTTTCCGTCGGCGATGATCCGGGCTCCCGTCTTGACGTCAGGGATCACGATCCCGCCTTCGGCTTCGGCCACGCGCGCGCGGTCCATCGTGCCGGTCAGGCGCACGGTCAGGCCGTTGCCGCAATCGATCGCCAACGGATCCAGCTGCGTTTCGACGTCGATGTAGTGGAAGCGCGGCGCCACGTCGGCGCAGTAGCGCACCAGCAGCGTTAGCGCGATGCGCTCCGCGTCGCGGATAGACAGCTTGTCGGCCACGCGGTCGACCTCAAACGCCGGGTTGTGCAGCTCGTCCACCAGCACGCCGGCGGCATCGTCCGGCGAACATTCCGCGCCGTCCAGACGGGCGCGGTCGTAGGCGGCGGTGCCCGAGTGGACGGCCGTGCCCAGCAGCGCGCGCATGCCGGCGGGCTTCTTCATGCCCAGGATGTGCGTGCCTTCCCAGGCGTGGGCGCAGTCGAACAGGCGGCCCCAACTGGACGCGCGAACGGTGAAAACGTTGGGTTGCATGTTGGCGGCTCCAATCAGCGGGCGGCGCGGTGTGCCGCGTCGACCAGGCCGTGGGGCGGGGCATCGAGCGTGGGGCCTACTACGCCGGTAGCCAGCAGCATCAAGGCGCCGGCGGCCAGCGAGGCATAGCCCGCCAGATCCAGGTCGCGGCCCGTGCGGCGCGCGCGGCGCCAAAGGGCGAGCAGGCGGCGAGCGCTCATGCTTCCCTCGCATAGTCGGAATCAGGGACGATCACGACGTCGCCGCGGATCTGGTGCGGGATGCCGCGGGCGTCCTGATAGAGACGCGTGGCTACGGGGTTGACGGGCAGGCCCTTCAAGATGCCCTCGTCATCGACCAGCATGACGTGCACGCGGTCGGCGAGGCTGACGGTGTCCAAGGCTTCGGCGCCGATCATCTGGCAGACGTCCTGGATGGCGTGCGGCCCGTGAAGTTCGGTTTCGGCGCCATCGGCGCGGATCAGTTTGCGGGTGTGCTTCATTGCTGAGGCTCCGGAAGAGGGCGCGCGTCGATCCGCTGCGAGGGCAGGCAATCGAAACTGACGCGAACGGTGGACGGGAAGACGGCGAGGAGGTCCAGGCACTCGGCCTGGGTGGCGAAGCGCTCGATCACCATGACGGGCGGACGTTCGAAGCTGGCGGGCAGGAAGGCCAGCAGCACCCAGAGCGTTGCCGCAGTCATGCGCGTCCCCACGGGTCGGTGCGGCGGCGGTAGGCCGCGAATGCGTCGATGGCGCGGGCAATGGCGAACGCAATGGGGACGAGGAGGAGGGCGGCGGCAGTCACGGACGGCCGCCCTTGTCGAGGATCTGGCGCGCCCGCAGGACCAGTTCGTCCTGGAGTTGCTTCACGCCGGCGGCGCCGGCTTCGCGGTCAAACTGCCATTTGCTGATGGCGGTCAGTGCGACACCGACGGCGGCCACTGGATTTAGATCGCATTGCAGTGTCTCGGCCCACCAGGCGATGGGCTCGCCGAAGGCGCGAGCGGCACGGCCGGCGAACAGGTCGCAAAGGACGCTGAGGATGTCAGCGTCGGTCAGTTCATGGGGCGCCAGTCGGACTACCGGGGAGTCGTCGGCGGTGGAGCTGATCGGGGGCTTGGCCGTGAGCGCCGGCGCTTCGCAAGTCGAAAGCATGAGTTCCCTCGCGGTGTTGGTGACCCGCAAATGGGTCGACGCGGTGGATTCTCACCCCAAAAATGGGTTGTGTCAACCCGTAAATGGGTTGATAAAAGTAAAAAAAAGCCCCCGAAAGGGGCCCTTGCTGCTACTTACGCTCAGGAGTCGTTCTGAGAACGACCCGGGGCGCGGACGGTTTGATAGATACGTAGTCGACTTGATCGGGTTTGGCGGGGGCAAGCACTATTTCTTCCGTGTTCCAGACACCGGGCTTGATATCACCCGCGATGCTGATTTCCTTCTTTTGATGCGTGTTTGAATCGTAATTCTTGGAGCCGGGAGCGGCGTTCGCCCAAGCAACTTGGAGCTTCAAGCCTGGAAAAGTCGCAGAGGTGGGGTTGCCTATATCGAGCTTGATTTTTACACCGTTCGCGTAAGGAGTGACGTCCCTAACTGCGATCAGCACGCTGCCCACGGGCATTTCAGCGACGCTGTACCCCTTTTCAGTCACCGAAAGGATCGCAGTATTTGGGTCGCCCGCCAGCGCGTCTTCCCACTGCAAATTCAGCACTTCACCCTGCAATTTCGCAATGTCGGAGGCGAATTTGGAATTCGTGGTGGTTAGCTGCGCAATGACCTGCGATTGTTCGGTGACAGAACTTCGAAGCGACTTCAGTTCTGCCGTTGTTTCGGCGTCCGGCTTACAGCCCGAAAGGCTCGCAGCCAATCCCAGGATTGCAGCTGCTGTAGTAATGCGATTCATAGTTTGTCAGCGCCCGATTATTGAGTTGCACATTGAGTAAAGCCTTGCCAAGTGACGCAGCGGGTATTAACGGGCTTTGTGACCGCACCCCGAGATGCACTATCAGCGCGCCATGCGGTTTCGCTTTGCCGAAGCCGGCTTTCCGCCTCCGAACGGTCGATCCTCCCGGCCTGCAGCGCTTCCAGCGTAGTTATGTCGGAGCTCACCCAGCGCATGCCCGCGATGTCCGCGACGGACACCGGCTCTTTCGCCAGTTGCGCATACATCTCTTTTAATTTGTCGACCCGAGAGAGTTCGCCCCGTGCTTCGCGTTGTTCAGCGCGTTGCCGCCAGTCGGAAAATTCGGTGAGCTTCCGCTCGGCGGGCGTTGGCGGGCTGGCGCATCCGGCAATAACCCCAAACGCAAAGACAAAACATAAGAAAAATCTTAATTTGCACATGTTTTGATCAAATTTGTTTCAATCGGGCTAAATTTTTTTCCCCTCGGACCACACCATACGGATGCTAGGACGCATTAGCCCTCTTGGCACCAGCACTTTTGACAGTTGGCTGCTGCACCTGCAGGTATTTTTTTGCGTCTGCTAAGAGCAAGGATCGGTACGTTTCATCAAGCTGATGAAAGAGCGCCAGCAGTTCGGCATCGGCGGCGCTTGGCGCCGCAGCGTTGCCAGCAGGGGCAGATCCTGTGAGACGTGGCTTGTTCGCCAACGACGCGTCTGGGATGAGAAATTGCCATGCTTCGAGGCCAAACGAACGCGCGATTTCTTCAATGTTGCCGATGCCGGCGCTCGACTCGGCATTGCGCATGCGGCCGATCGTGGACTTTGTGACGCGACGAGAGAGCCGCTTTTCCAAGGTGACGTTGGAAAGGCCAGCTTCGTTCATCAAACGATCGAGGTTAGCGCCGACTATTTCGGCCGCAGACTTTTTACCCATAAATGGAACTATGCCCCGGCTTGTGGACCATTTGCGGGTTGACGCAACCCAAATATGGGTTGAAAATGCGACGCATGAACCAGCCGACATTTCTTTCCTCCGTACTCGCTCGCTTGAGCGCCGTTCGTTTTCCCGATCTGCCGACAGTCGCTGAGGGGTCCGGAGTTCCGGAAAGCACCGTGCGCAAATTGCGCTACGGAGAGGTGAAAAACCCTCGCGTGCACACCGTTCAAGCCCTCCATGACTACTTTGAACGATCCGACGCAATGCCGGCAGTGACGGAGAAATGTCCGGACCACAACCCGTCCGATTCGCAGACCGCGCACCGGGCGCGTCATGCGTGAGCTACCGGCGCCTGCCTCTGTGCCCAGGCGAAGGCTGCTCGCCGCCATAGGGCTGGCGCCGTTGACCGCTAGATTGCCAACACTCGCCCGCGCACCTTCCGCCGTACGTGCGTGGACTGGTGTCGATCTGGCGGGCGGAGTGGAAATCACGGCCATCGCCATCAGAGTTTTCGACGCCACCGGCCGTCTGCGCGCGGTAGTGGGTCGATTGTAGACGCCCTGTCTTTTGCCCTGACTGAATAGGAGAACTTCGTGATCAACCAGAAATTGACGCAGTACCCAGCCTGGCGGCTTTGGCCCGTCCACGTTGCCGCCAAGCTCTTCGGGGTGCTAGTGACCGTGGACGGGTTGCCATTCGGATCAGGTGCGGGAAACCACCCCTGCTTGGCTGGGAGTGGGCAAGTTACTGGTTCCAGTTCTGCTGAATGTGATTCGCGACTTGAGGAGTAAGGCCCTGCCAGCGCGCGCTGTTGTTGGAAGCGTCGATAACCATCAAGGAATCGTTGGCATCCATCTTCGCCCAAACAATCGCGCAAGCCTGCTCGGCCGTGTAGTTGCTGCGCACGTACCACGCTGATTTTTGGTACTTCGCCCAATTGCCCAGGCTTTTGATTGCTTCGAACACACCCTCGTAGTTCTTGTCGCTCTTGTTGAGGTCGTAAGTAATGAACAGGTTGTTCGCCATGAGGACCCCTCCTGTGGGGAAAGTTGGTGGTGGTTGGTCGCCACGCCCAGATGATCCGGGCCCCGCCGATCGTAGCCGCAGGAAGGGGTTCTCGCCAATTACGCATGCCTGCAGTGTGCCTGTGGGGCACCTGCAGGCAAAGCCGATAAACATCCGATAGGAAACCCATGAACACTCCGATCCTGCACGCTCTCGAATCTCGCCCCGCCGAAACATCTGCCAGCGGAAAGTGCACCGAGCGCCTGGACATCCCGTGCACCGGCGACCTGTATGACGCCATCACGGCATTGGCCACGATGACCGGAAGGACCAAGGCCGAATACGCCCGTGCCGTGCTGGAACAGCATGCCTTCGGTGCCCTGGGCTACGTGCGCGCACGCGCCAACCCGGTCGCATGACGCCATGACCGAATCCGAAATCACCCACTTTCACCTGTTCGCCGGCGCCGGGAGCGGCGCGGCCGGCATGCAGGAAGCCCAGCCCGAGATCCCCGGCCTTCGTGGCCGCATGGTGTGCCTGGGCGGCATGGATGTAGATCGGGCCGGCGCGGCCGATTTCTACCGCTTCACGGGCGTGCGCTGCACGGTTCGCGACCTGTTCAGCCGCGGGCAGTACGTCGACTTCCACGGCAAGGAACCGCCGGAAGGCTGGCAAGAGGCCATGCCGGCGGACCTGCGCGCCGCGGCTGGTGGGCGCCGTCCAAACATTGTGTTCCTGTCTGCCCCGTGCAAGGGCTTCTCCGGTCTGCTTTCGCAGACGCGCAGCACGTCGACCAAGTACGTTGCTTTGAACGAGCTGACCCTGCGCGGCGTCTGGCTCATGCTCGAGGCCTGGAAGGACGATCCGCCTGAGGTCATCCTGTTCGAGAACGTGCCGCGTATCGCGGCGCGCGGGCGTCACTTGCTGGACCAGATCGTCCAGTTGCTGCGCCATTACGGCTACGTGGTGCGCGAAACCGCCCACGACTGCGGCGAGCTGGGCGGCCTGGCCCAAAGCCGCAAGCGCTTCCTGCTGATCGCGCGCCACGCCGAAAAGGTGCCGGCGTTCATCTATGAGCCGCCCAAGCGCCCGCTGCGCGCCGTCGGCGAGATTCTGGGCCGCATGCACCTGCCTGGCGACCTGCGCGCCGGCCCGATGCACCGTATCCCGAACCTCAGCTGGAAGACCTGGGTGCGTCTGGCGTTCGTGGAGGCCGGCGGCGACTGGCGCAGTTTGAACCGGCTTGCGGTTCAGGATGGCTACCTGCAGGACTACCTGCTGGTGCCGCAGATGTACCGCGGCGGACTCGGCGTGCGCCGGTGGGAAGACACCACGGGCGCGGTCGCGGGCGAGTCGTTGCCGTTGAATGGTGCCTTCTCTGTGGCTGATCCCCGTTTTGGTCCGTCCGCGGCGTGGAAGGACGGCCAGGCCTACGGCGTTCGCCGGTGGGACGCATCGACCGGCACGGTCGCGGGCCAGCAAGGGCCAGGGCAGGGCGCATACAGCGTGGCCGATCCTCGTCACCACGGCCCGGCCAAGCACAGCAACGAATTCCGCATTGTCCGCTACGACGATGCCGCGCGTGCCGTCACTGGCGCCCACGGGACCGGGCAATGTGTGGCGGACCCTCGCGGCGGCCCGGACGTGAGCAAGCTGCACGGCAAGTATCACACCGCACGCTGGGAAGAACATGCGCATGCCGTCATCGCCGGCAATGCTAACGGCGCGTTTTCCGTGGCTGATCCCCGACCCGGCCTAGTTCGCGAACGCGGCGACCACTACCTGACGGCCGGTCACTACGGTGTGGCCACTTGGCACCAGAACGTCGGCGCCGTGTCGGCGTCCGCCTGCCACGACAACGGTTCGTGGTCCGTCGCGGATCCGCGAAATTTCGCAAATTCGCAAGATTCGCTGCCGGCGCCCACCGACAAACTGGTGTGCCGCATTTCGGCGCTGGACGGCACCTGGCACCGGCCTTTCACCACGCTCGAGCTGGCTGCCCTGCAGAGCCTGTATGACCCGGACGACTACGCCGAGGCGGAGGAGCGCGGCGAACACTTCCAGATGGACGGCAATTCGGACAGCGCCCATCGCGAGCGCATCGGCAACGCCGTCCCGCGCAAGGCCGCCCGTGCCATGGGCGAGGTAATCGGCCAGGCCATCCTGCTGGCGCGCGGCGGGGAGTCCTTCCAACTTTCGGCATCGCCCATCTGGGTGAGGCCCATCGTCACCGCGCTGGCCGTGCGCGGCGGGGAGAACCCATGACGACTGTTCTACATGCCTTTGGAATCGTCTGCCTGCGGTACCTCAGCGGTCCCGTAAATGGGATGGGGACGCGCGGACGGGACGCCGAGCGCCTGCAGGTGATCGTGAATATTCGCGGCTGTGACAATGAGTTTGTGGCTGAAGGACCAGCAGCCATCCTGGATTTGCCGTTCGGCGTCGTCGGACCCCAATGCCGAATCTGCGGGCACCTGTTCGCAGAGGGTTTTAAGCAGTTCCATGGCCTGTTGCAGATGCTGCAGGCTGCTGATAATCCCCGTGATGTGCAGCATGTTCGCGGGCGGCTCCACCGCGGCCATAGGAATCGCCTGGAGCGACGTCAACACCCTATCAGTAATTGTTTTTGCGGCCGGGAACATGTGGGTGACTCTGGCGTCAGCCTTGGCGAGCATCATCAGATCGAAAACGTTCAACACCTGGTCCGTGCTTTTAAGGACCATAGCGACCAAGGAATGCTGTTTGGCCGCACGGGCTTCCTGCTTTTCGGCCTCTTGGCGTTGAGCCTGCGCTGCTTGGCGGGATCCCAGGTGGTAGGACGCGAGGATCGCGATGATGGAGCCGATTGCCTGAACCCAGCCGGCGGCGTCAGCGCTGCTTTTTGGCGCAAAGCTGTCGGTCTGAGGGGCAAACAGAACACTTATAAGGCCCACGGCAGCAAAAAATCCCGCTATGCCCAAGGCCACAGCGACGGCGATCGTGCGGGCGTAAGTTTTCATCGTTCATCTCCCATTCCATTGGCGCGGCGCCATATTAGCGCGGCAGGGGAGGTGGCATGACCTGGTCCGAGACCTCCATCGCGCGCGCTTTGGCGCAGCAGACGTTCAACCGGAAGTACCTGGTCGTCGTGCCGAACTGCAACTGGACCGGCCACGAATGCGACCTGCTGGTGGTGACCGAGACTCTGCGCGTCATCGACGTCGAAATAAAGATCAGCCGGGCAGACCTGAAAGCCGACGCCAAAAAAGAAAAGTGGTGGCACCGCGAGTATCTCGGCCAGTGGCCCTCCGTCTCCGAGCTGCGCCACAGCAAGCTGTCGAACGAGCTCGTCGAAGTGCGGAGGCACCGCAAGTCCAGGTATAGGAGCACGCCCAAAGACTGGCCGCGCAAGGTCTGGAAACACTATTACGCGCTGCCCAAGGATATCTGGCATCCGGAACTATTCGCGGCTCTTCCGAGCGCGCAGAGTGGCGTTCTCTTGCTGGACCGCGAAGGCTACCCGCGCCCGGTCGACGCCGGCATGCGCGTGGAGTGCGTGCGCCGCGCCACGCCAAACCGCGACGCCCCGTCGATCGGCCCGGCTGCCGCGGTGGATATCGCGCGCCTCGCCAGCCTGCGCATGTGGGACGCCTATGCCCGTCTTGAGCAACGGGAGGCAGCATGACGCCCAAACGCCCCTTGATCCGTTACCACGGCGCGAAATGGCGGCTCGCCCCTTGGATCATTCGCCATTTGCCGCCTCATCGTTGTTACGTTGAGCCCTTCGGCGGCGCCGCCGGCGTCCTGTTGCAAAAGGACAGGGTGCATGCAGAGGTCTACAACGACCTGGACGGCGATGTAGTCAATCTGTTCCAGGTGCTGCGAGATCCCGGGCTGAGCGCGCGGCTGATCGAGCTTGTAGCTCTCACACCGTACGCGCGCGATGAATTCGAATCCGCTTACGAGCCGACCGGGGATCGAGTGGAGCGCGCGCGGCGAACCATTATCCGCGCCACCATGGGCTTCGGCTCCGCCGGCGCGACCAAAGGCACCACCGGATTTCGCATCGATACCCGGCGGAAACATGGCACCGCCCAGCAGCTTTGGACACGGTATCCAGAAACCTTACGGCCCCTGATCCAGCGTCTGGCGGGCGTCATGATCGAGAACCGGCCGGCGTTGGATGTGGTCCAGCAGCACGACGCGCCTGACACGCTGTTCTTCGTAGATCCACCCTACATGCACGAGACGCGGTACGCGGGGGCCAGGCACGGCCGCTACTACGAGCACGAGATGAGCGATAAAGACCACGTGGAGCTTCTCGGCGTACTCCGCGAGGTTCAAGGGATGGTCGCGCTGAGCGGCTACCCGAGTTCACTGTATGACGAGGCGTTGTCTGGATGGGCTGTGGCGACTACGAGCGCTCGCATCAGCGCGGGCCGCGGCACGGCCGTTCGGACTGAGCGCTTGTGGCTAAACCCGGCGTGCGTTGAGGCGCTCAATCACGCCGGATTGTTTTCTGCGGAGGACTCATGACAGAGTTGCAGCGAATACCCGCGCCTCTCACCCCACCGGACTGCGACCTGCGGGACTTCGCCTTTATGCCGCTGGACGTCCTGCGGCTGCGTGACAGCGACCTGGCCGTGAAAGCTGACGGCGAGGCCTTCCGTTGCGCCGTGCTGCTTTGGTGCGCGTCATGGCACCAGATGCCGGCGGCAAGCCTGCCAGACGACAACGACGTGCTGGCGCAGTTGGCCGGCTTCGGCCGCGTTGCGAAGGAATGGATGCGGCATCGCGAGGGCGCTTTACGAGGCTGGGTGAAGTGCGCCGATGGTCGTCTGTATCACCCCGTCGTGGCAGAGAAGGCAGTCGAAGCGTGGCGGGCCAAGATGGTTCAGCGCTGGAAGACCGAATGCGCAAGGGTCAAAAAGCACAACCAACGGCATGAGACCAGTCACGCTGTCCCTGACTTGGATGAATGGCTGTCCCTTGGTTGTCCCCAGGGACAACAGCTATCTGTCCGTAGGACAAATAGCGAAATCGGCGAAGACAAGCCAAGCGGTCCACCGGGACAGCCCGTGCTTGTCCCTCGGGAAACGCACTCCAAGGGACAGGGAGAGGGACAGGGACAGTATTTAAAAGAAAAAGAAGCAGCGGCGGCGTCTCTCGCACGTGCACCTGCGCGCGAGGGAGATCCCACGCCGCTGACGCTTGAGGGCGAGAAAACGCCCGAAGAACGCGCCTTGTCGGTTGCGGTTTGGCTACGCCGCAAGGAGCAGGCACGCGGCAAACAGCCGCGCGGCACGCAGAGCAATGACCCTCGAGTCGCAGCGTGGATCGAAGCCGGCGCCACCGGTTTGCAGCTGGGTGAGGCCTACGACCTGGCCGTGCTGGACCGTGACGCTACCGGCGACGCTGGGCCTATTACGCCGGGCTTCCTGGACATCTTCGTCGCCAAGGTGCTGAACCCGCCCAAGGGCGAGAGTGCCCTGAACGGCAAGCCACGGCAGCCCTCGGCAACGGATCCGCTTGCTTGGGCCACTACCGCCTCGGGGATCACCGCCAAAGGCGATGAGCTGGGTATCGCGCAAGGGGATGGCGAAATTTTCCCGGCTTTCAAAGCGCGTGTGCACGCGGCTGCAGGCCTGACCGAAGCTGATCGGATCAGGCTGCTGGCCGACTACGGGCTGCGCGTATGACCCCGACTGTCCAATGCGTCGCCTGCGAGCGCTTCACGCTGCGCGAATCCGCGAAGTTTGCCGCCCTGGGCCTGGGTCGCTGCACCGGCATGGCCGACCGCCCGGGCACCTTCGTCAGCCCGGAGTACCCCCGGCAGTGCCGGAACTACCAACCTGCGCCACCGGTCAAGGCCGCGGCGCGCACCGAATGGCTGCGCGATCTGCGCAGCGAGGGAGCCTGATGACCACGCAATCTCACAGCCTGGTGCTGCCATACCCGATCAGCGCGAACCGCTACTGGGCCAGCCGAACGGTCACGCCCAAGGGCGGAAAGTCGTTCACGACCACCTACGTGACGCCCGAGGCCAAGGCCTACAAAGCGCAGGTAGCGGACCTGGCCAGGGTCGGCGGCATTCGCCAGCCCATCTCCGGCCGCGTGCGCGTGGATTTTGTGCTGTACCCGAATCGTCCGCAGGACTGGAAGACGCGCCAGCGCAAGATGGGTGCCGCCTGGGACGATTCCGTGCAATGCCTTGACCTGGACAACACCCAGAAGGTGGTCATGGACAGCCTCAAGGACGTGGTGTTTCAGGACGATGCCTGGGTACGCGAAATTTACGCCCGTCGCGCTGAGCCTGACGACCTCGGCGCTCGGCTCGAGGTGACCGTCACGTCGCTGCTGACCTACAACCCGCAGGCAATCCTGTTCGGCTCGGAGGTGGCAGCATGAGCACCAGTGAACGCAACGCCGAAATCACGCGTAGGCGCCTGGCCGGCGAACGGCCCTCGGACCTGGCCAGCGAGTTCGGCGTGTCGCCGGAGCGCATCTGGCAGATCGTCCAGGCCGAGCAGCGCCGGCAGCGCGGCGAACCGAGCAAGCCGCGCCGGCGAGATACGGCCCGGGGCCAAGCCGTGGCTCGACCCGCAATTCTGCCGCGGCTGCGCCTGTGGCGGGATCGCCCTGCGGGCGAGGAATGGTGGGAGTGCGTCAGCGACATGCGCATGGGCGTCGGGGCGACTAAGCCGGAGGCGTACGGCCGGTGGCTGGGGAAGGGGCCGAGCGCTTCCGCCGACCAGATCACCCCCAGCACCACCAGCAGCACCACCAGCAGCACCACCAGCGCCAGCACCACGTCCAGGCCTGCGACCAAGGCCGCCGCACTGACGCCCGTGCACGCCAGCCAGGTGCAGGTGCTGCCCGGCTCGGTGGGCCGCAAGCCCCTCTCGTTCGCGTCGCGCCTTGGGCTCAATCTCGAGCGCATTGATCGGGCCCAGCCTCGGGTGCATAGCCTGGCCGGCGCCACCACCCCGCGCAATGGCGGATTCCATGACCAGGATTGACCAGCTGGCCCGGCAGGCCGGCGCAAAGATGTTTCTCGATTGCCAGGAGCGCACAGTGTCTGAACCGCTTTTCAAGGGCGCCCACCAGGCGCTTACGTACGCCTTCAACTACTCGTCCGGCACCCTGGACCGGCCCGCGATGGTGAAGATGGCCGACCGCACGCCGCACACCGGCCGCGGCTTGGCCGGAGTCGATGGTGCGGCACAGGCCGGCTTCATCCTGCGCGAGCTTCAGGCGCTCTCGCCGCTGCACCAGCGCATCGTGGAAGCCCGCTTCCTCCCGCAGACCACGCCTTGCCCGTGCTGCCGCAGCTCCGTGTGGGATCAGGACTGGTTCGCTGCTGTTCGTGCCGTTTCCGACGCGGCCATGGGGGCTGGCGTGCTGTCCGGACACGTCGTCAACCGTGCCGTCCGCGACGGCATCGTTGCACGGTACTTCGCGGAGAAGGGCAACCGTAGCCGCGTGCTGCTGAAAGACTTGGCTATCCATGCCGGCATCAGCGACGGCACCGTCACCGATCAGAACGGAAAAATTACCCTCTGGCTTCGTGGCGCTCGGATTGTCCGGAAAGGCTCTGGCACAGTGGAAGAGGGCAAAAAGGGAGAGGAGGCCCGAGCTATGGAGCTGATCGAATCGGTGCTTCGTGGGGCTGGGATTGTGGGCGAGCTGGAGCCGGTTGCTTGACTTCTGAGAATTGAACCCGCAAAATCGGCCCCATTCTGTCACTGGTCATCAGTGCGCCTAAGAACCCCGCCGGTAAGCTGAGCGGGGTTTTTTGTTGGAGTGCGTCCGATCATACCCGGTGCAGGCAAACTATTAGCGCTGTACCGCCCAGTACATAAGCGACGCTCAATTCCAGCAAGTTCCAACGGATTAGCGATGTGTCTCGCAGGGACCTCCATCGGAGTACGAAGTGTCCGAGCTTTGTGATTCGGAACTCGCCCGAGGTAAGGTAAACCGATTTATCGTCTGGTGGAATGCAGTCCCACAATATCGTGCATCTACCACACCAGGGCATGGATTGCGTCCAGTTGCCGTTTCGCCGCTCTCTCTTGCTCTCGAGTTCAATATCTACGGGGTATTTTGAGACCACGCCCATTACGGCTCGTTCTCCAAAGGTCGTGTACACCAGTTCTGGAAAAGACCGGGCCTTGCCGGTGGCGGTAAACCACGCGTCTACTTGCACTTGTTCCGTGATGATTCGTCGGAGCGAATCACGCCTTTCTTGGCTCCACGTCAGACGTTGCAACCATACCTGTGGCGCGTGGTGGAATCGAAGGAATAGGTAGATTTGGACAGCCGCAGCCGCCACCCATGCTTTACTGGGGTTCACCCTGTCTAGGTTCACGACACCGATCAGATTGCCATCGAGGGGAATTTCGAGAAAGGCAATGGTGATGATGGCGGCCGAATACATAACAAGGTTCCGGCGTGCCTTTTCTTCAATGTCGTCCATGGCGGTCTCCATCTACGTTTTAGATGCAGCAATCTCATTACAGCGATTAACCCTCCAATCCACAACATATGACCCGACAAAAATCCAAAGCGCCCAAGCTGGCGCGGAAGACGCCTGCGCGCTCGAAACGCACTCTGTCGACCGCTGCCCGTCGCGTGGTGTCTGCGGATAGCCCGTTGTCACCGCAGCAGCGGCTCTTCGTGGAAGAGTTCGCCGCCGGTGGGTTCACGAACCAGACCAAGGCCTACGAGGCCGTCTACGCGGCGCGCGGCGCGGCAGCCGTCAGCGGCGCTTCCCGTCTGCTAGCGCAGGCTAACGTGGCCGCGGCGGTGCAGGCACTGCGCGACAAGCTGTCGGCGCAGCTGGAGGTCACCGCCAAGCGCGTGCTCGAGGAATGGGTGGCGATGGGCTTCTACGATCCCGCCGACCTGGTGGTCTCCGATCCGACCACGGGCGAGGTGCGTGACATCACCAGCCCGCGTGACTTGAAACTGCTCCCAGAGCAGGTGCGGCGCTGTGTGATCGGCTGGTCCTGGGACCGCAACGGCAACTTCACGCTCAAGCTGGCGCCCAAGACGCCTAACCTGGAGCTGATCGGCCGCCACCTGGGCATGTTCATCGAACGCAAGGAGCTGCGCCTGGGCGATCTGGACAAGAAGTCGGACGCTGAACTGGATGAGGCCATCGTCCAAGCCGCGCAGGAAATCGCCCAGGCCGAAGGCGTGCCCGCCGAAAAGGTTCTCGCCCAGCTGCGCGCGGCCGGCGCCGGTGCCACGATGCACTGATGTCCAATCCGCGCGTGATGTTGGCCAGGGCGCTGCAGGAGCGTGCCTGGCGCGCCAAGCGCAACCGGCTCAAGTATTACCGCCCCTACGAGAAGCAGAGGGAGTTCCACGCACAAGGCGCCGCATACCGCGAGCGCCTTTTCTCTGCCGGCAACCAGTTGGGCAAGACGTTCTCGGGCGCCTACGAGACGGCCATGCACCTGACCGGACGCTATCCGGACTGGTGGGAAGGCAAGACGTTTCAGAAGCCGACCGCAGGCTGGGCGGCGTCGGTGTCCGCGGCGCTGACTCGGGACGGCATGCAGCGTCTGTTGCTGGGCAGGCCGGGCGTCGAGAGCGATCGCGGGTCCGGTGCTATTCCGGCGGACGCCATCAAGGAGGTGGCGCCGCTGTCCGGCGTGCCTGGCGCGGTGTCCATCATCGTGGTGCGCCATGGAGGTGGCGGCGACGTCCAGGCCGGCGAGAGCGTGCTGGGCTTCCGGAACTACGAGCAGGGCCGGGCGAAATTCCAGGCGGAGACGCTGGATTTCGTCTGGCTGGATGAGGAGCCGCCTCACGATATTTACATGGAGGCCATCACCCGGACCAACACGACGCTGGGTCCGGTCTATATGACCTTCACGCCCTTGATGGGCATGTCGGCGACGGTCAAGCGCTTCCTGATCGACAAGCACACCGGCACGGTTGTGGTGTTCATGGGCATCTACGATGCCGAGCACTACACGCGTGAGCAGGCCGACGCAATTCTGGCCAGTTATCCGGACCACGAACGGGAAGCTCGGGCCTATGGCAAGCCGGTGCTGGGCTCCGGCGCAGTTTTCCCGGTGCCGGAATCCAGCATCGTGGTGCCTCCGTTCAACATCCCGGACAGCTGGCCGCGGATCTGCGGCCTGGATCTGGGATGGGATCACCCGACCGCCGGTTCCTGGCTGGCGCACAACCTGGATGCCGACATCGTCTATGTCTACGACGTTTACGCAGAGAGAAAGCAGCCGGTGTCCGTGCATGCCAGCGCCATCAAGGCGCGCGGCAAGTGGATTCCGGTTGCATGGCCGCACGATGCACTGCAGGCGCAGAAGGACACCGGCATTCCGATGCGGGATGCCTACCTGGCGCAGGAAGTGGCGATGCTGCCCGAACGTGCGCAGTTCGAGGATGGTTCGAACGGTGTGGAAGCCGGGATCCAGATCATGCTCGACCGAATGATGACCGGCCGGTTCAAGGTGTTTTCGCACCTGGAGCTATGGCTTTCCGAGTACCGCACCTATCACCGCAAGGACGGCGCCATCGTCAAGATCGACGACGACGTCATATCCGCATCGCGCTACGGCGTGATGTCCCTCCGCTTCGCAGTCAACAACTTGCCCTCAAACTTCAAACGACACCGGGAATCCTGGCGCGCATGAACACTTCCGTTACCGGCTTTCGCCTCCTCGATGGCAGCGACGGCGCGACCGCGCACGCCCGCGATCAGGCGCCGGCCGAACCCGGCGCGCTGTCCGTGTCCCAGCTCGAGCGCTGGCTGGATGAGATACGGAACCAACCGAGCTGGCGCCGAGAGGCGGACAAGGCCTGCGACTACTACGACGGCAACCAGCTGGACGCGGAGACGCTGGCGCGCCTGGACGAGAAGGGCTTGGGCCCGTTGGTCACCAATCTCATCCAGCCCACGGTGAACGCCGTGCTGGGCATGGAGGCCAAGACCAGAACCGACTGGCGCGTGGGCGCCGATGACGATCGGCACCAGGACGTCGCCGAGGCGCTTTCGGCAAAGATGCACGAGACGGAACGCGAAGCCCAGGCGGATACAGCGACCTCGGACGCGTACGCCGGCCAGATCAAGGCCGGGTTTGGCGTGGTAGAGGTGTCGCGCAACAGCAACCCGTTCAACTACCCGTACCGCGTCATCAGCGTGCCACGCTCGGAAATCTTCTGGGACTGGCGCAGCCGGACCCTGGACTGGAGCGATGCCCGCTACGTGGTGCGCAAGAAGCGCTACGACGCTGACCACATCGCGGCGTTCTTTCCCCAGCACCGCGAAATGATTATGGCCGCAGCGTCTTGGCGGGATTGGGCGGACTACCTTACGAACGAAGCCCGGATGTCCGCGGACTTCTTCAATTCCCTCGGGCAGGGCACGCGCACGACTTGGGACGACCTGGACTGGCGCGACGTCGAGCGCCGCGTGGTGACGTGCTTTGAGGTCTGGTACCGGGTCTGGGTGCGCGGCCTGGTGCTGGCGCTGCCCGGCGGCCGCACACTGGAGTTCAACGAGCAGAACCAGGTGCACCGCGCGCTGGTCGCTTCGGGCGCCGTGCAGCCAAAGCTGGCGGTGTACGACAAGATCCGCTGCGCCTTCCACATCGGCCCGATCCGCGTACTGGACCGAGGATCAAGCCGCCGGAGGTTCCCCTACATCCCGTTCTTCGGCTACCGCGAAGACCTGACGGGGGTGCCCTACGGGATCATCCGCGCGATGCTGTCGCCGCAGGACGAGGTCAACGCCCGCGCTGCTCGCATGATGTGGCTGCTCAACAGCCGCCGTACGTTCATCGACTCGGACGCGCTAGACGATAAGTACAACACGATGAGCGATGCCAACCGCGAGCTTGGCCGGGCGGACGCCTTCATTGTTACGAACCCAAGGGCGGCCAAGGGCAATATCAAGGTCGAAACCAACTTCGAACTGTCCCAGCAGCAATTCCAGATCATGCAGGAGCGCAAGCAGGCCATTCAGGAGGCTGCTGGCGTGTACGCAGCCATGATGGGCCAGACATCGAATGCCAGTTCCGGCCTGGCCATCCAGTCGCTGGTGGAGCAAGGCGTCACCACCCTGGCGAAGATAAATGACAACTACCGGGCGGCGCGCCGCGGGGTGGGCAATGCTCTACTGGACCTCATCAAAGAGGACATGACTGACCAGGCGGAGATTCTGGTGGACAACGGCACGGTCAAGCGCCGAGTGGTGGTCAACATCCCGCGCAAGGATCCGGTAACGGGCGAGGAATACAAGGAAAACGACGTGCAGACCGCTCCGGTCAAGGTCGCCCTCTCGGACGTCCCTAGCACTCCTACGTACCGGGCGCAGCAATTCGGGGCCTTTGCTGAGATTCTCAAGTCCATGCCCCCCAACATGCAGGGGCTGCTGATCCCATTTGCGTTGGAAATGTCTGACTTCGGCAAACGCAAGGAAATGGCGGCCTTCCTGCGGGCGCAACTTGGGATTCAAGCCGACCCCAATTCGCCTGAGGCCCAGGCCGCCAAGGAGCAGGCCAACCAGGCCGCGAACGCTCAGGCCCAGGCGGCGATGCAGGACGCGCAGTCCAGGATCGCGGAGCGCCAAGCCCGTACGGAAAAGCTGCTGGCCGAGGCCGAGCGGATCCGCGGTGAGGCGGGCGCGGCCGGTGACGCCGACACCGTAGGACAGGTCGACGGCGTTCTGGCGCGCTACGAGGATGAAATGCAAAAGCTTCGCCAGCAGCTCGCCGACCGCAGCACCGAGTGGCAAACCCGCCTGCAGCAGACCGCCATGCACGAGGACGCCGAGACAGAGCGCGCGCACATTCGCGCCGAGGCGCAGACGGGCGGCGCGCAGATGCAGGAGCGATTCCAGCAGTTGACCGATGAGGTTGACCAAGTACTCGCCCGCCTGGGCACGCGCCAACCCGCAGCCGCATAGCGTACCAACACGAATTCCCCGCCCTGGGATACGGGCAAACCACAGGCCCCCGCCGAGAAATCGTCGGGGGCTTTTTTGTTTTCAACCCCCCGGACCTATCCGAGAACTAGGAGCAGGAAGAGATGACCACGGACACCACGACGGGCAACCCCATCGACAACCTCGATGCAGTCTTGCGCGACCCCCTCAGCATGACGGACGACGATCTGGCCGCTCTGGTCGGTGGGCAGGACGCCACCATCAGCGCCGACGAGAAATCGACCGCGGATGACGCCGCGACCAATGCCGCCGGCGGCAAACCCCAGGGCGATACCAGCGGTGCAGCGCCCGGCACCGGTGAGGGCGGGATACAGCAGCAGGGGGCAGCCGCCACCGCTGCCGAGCAAGAGGGCGAGGCCGTCGTGTTGGCGAGGGACGGAAAGAACGTCATTCCCTACCAGGTGCTGCAGCAGGAACGCGAACGTGCGATCCGTGCCGAGCAGATGGTGCGGGACCTGACCTCGAAGCTGGAACTGGACCAGGCCGCCGCCCAACAGGGCAAGGCCACCAAGTCGCTTGATCTGAACGAGATCGTCGACGAGCAACTGCTGGAGCAGTTGCGCGAAGAAGCGCCCGATGTCGCTACCCGGATGGACAACCTGATCGCCTTGGCCAAGAGCCTGGGCGAGCAGGTCAGTGCCGCCAGGCCGGCGGCCGAGGAAGCTGAGACCGCGCGCCGCGAACAGCAGGTGCAGGCGCTGGTGTCCGTCGAGGACACCATCCAGTCCATTCCCAAGCTCGCCCACCTCCGTGTCAACGCCCCGGCCGAGTTCAACGAAGTCGCCGCCATCGACAGCATGCTGCGCGCCAAGCCGGCATGGAAGGACAAGCCGCTCGAGAAGCGGTTCGGTGTGGCGCTCCGTATGTACGAAGCCGAAAACGGCGAGATCGAGCTGCCCGGCCAAGCCACGGCCGCCCCGGCGCAGCAGCCAGCCGATCAAGCCGCACGCGTTGCGAGCGCAGTCGCGAAAGCGACAGCCGAAGCATCGGGGCCTTCCACGCTTTCCGATATCCCGGGCGGCCAGCCGGCCGCCGCATCCGCGACCGACGCCATGACGGCCTTGTCGGGCAGTGCCCTGACGGACCATTTCATGAACATGTCGCCGGATGAAATCGAAGCGCAGCTGGCGCGCCTCTCTTCGTAAGTCCCACGAACTGGAGGCATTATGTCCCAAACTACCGTTCCTGTTGGCTCGCCGCTTGCGCGCAAAGTTTTTGGCGCGGCGCTGTTCGCCAACACCCAACGTCAGCCCTCGCTGATGAACAACCTGACCGGCGCTGCGCCGAAGCAATCGGCCGCCGAGGCGAAGCTGAAAGGCCAGACCAGCCCGGATATGCCCCTGGTCCGCGTGACGGATCTGACGAAATCCCAGGGCGATCAGGTCAGCGTCGACCTCATCAATCAGACCGGCGGCAAGCCGATCATGGGCGACAAGCAGGCCGAGGGCAAAGGCGAGCGCCTGGACATGTCCAGCATGGACATCCGCATCGACCTGGCCACCAAGGTGGTGGACGCCGGCGGCAAGATGACCCAGCAGCGCACCGTGCATAACCTGCGCGGCCTGGCGATGGCGAACCTGCAGGGCTGGTTCCGCCGTTTCAACGACCAGTCCACCATCGTGCACCTGGCGGGCTCGCGTGGCTCCCAGGTCGGCACGGACTGGGTGGTGCCCATGTCGAGTGATCCCGATTTCGGCGAGATCATGATCAATCCCGTCAAGGCGCCGACCTACAACCGCCATTGGGTGGCTGACGGTACGTCGCTTGTGCAGGGCGGCCAGGCGCTGAACTCGATCGACACCACGGACACGTTCAAGCTCGAGCACCTGGACCACCTGGGCGCGATCATCGACGACATGGAGTTCAAGCTCCAGCCGATCAAGATCGCGGGCGACGCCGCTGCCGATGACGAGCCGCTGTACCTGCTGCTGGTCACGAACCGCATGTGGCAGAGCATCCTGACCAACACGGCGGCGAACAGCCTGCAATGGCGCACGTTCCTGCAGAACGCCTGGAACCGTGCCTCGTCGTTCACCGGCCCGAAGAAGCACCCGCTGTTCACCGGCGAGGCCGGCATCTGGCACAACATCCTGGTGCGCAAGATGGACCGCGCCATCCGCCTGAACCCGGGCGATTCGGTCCAGTACTGCACCCAGGCCGGCCAGGCCACCGCGGCGGAATCGGCCGCCACCGTTCCGGAACTCCAGCCGGGCTACGCCGTCGACCGCGGCATGCTGCTGGGCGCCCAGGCGCTGGCGCACGTCTACGGCAAGAACCAGGGCTCGGACACCTACGCCAACTGGATGGAGAACCGCTACAACTTCGAGCGCAACCTGGAAGTGGCGGGTGAAGTCATGTGCGGCAAGGCGAAGCTGCGCTTCTCCGTTCCGGACGCGCGTGGCAACAAGATCCCGACGGACCACGGCGTGATGGTGCTGGACACCGCCGTCAACCTCAACACCTAATCGGTGGCGGGCAGTCAACCGGCTGCCTGCTCCGGTTCAACTGGAGAAATTCATGGATCGCTACTCTCCCGACTACAACTCGAAGGCCCTGCACACGCAGGCCTTCGGCAATGCCTGGGTGGAAACTTATGGCTATCGCGGCGCCGCCGCGGTTGGCGACAAGCTCTATTTGGGTGTCATCCCCGCCGGCGTGGTGGTGACTGCCCCGCGCCTGATCACCGATGCCGCGGGCGCCGGCGTCAAGATCGATCTGGGCTTCGAGCCCTACGACGCCGCCGACGGTCCGCTCGCTGATCTGGACGCCTGGCTGGCGGGCGCAGATATCGCCGCGGCCGGCATCGTGGATTCGAAGGCCCATCCCATCGCCTTCAAGCGCGCGGTCAAGCTGGTCGCCACGATCAGCGGTGCCGCGTTCACCGGCACGCCGCAGCTCACGGTCATCGTCAACGGCCAGATGGTGGGCGTCGCCTAAGGCATTTCGGGGCCGTCTCGCCGCATTGAGCGGCATTCGGGGCTGGGCAGGAAACTGCCCGGCCCCATTTTTTTGGGGTTCCCATGGAACAAGATAATCCCATCCCGATCATGTACATCGGGGCGAAGCAACAGAAGAAGGACACGGTGGCCGGCACCGGCCTGGTCTGGGAGCGCGGCCAGATCCACTTCGTGCCGCCGCTGATCGCTATCAAGCTGCTTCCCTACAAGGACGTCTGGCGTGAAGCCTGGGACGAGGCGGAAGACAACCCCGCCAGCGTGGGCCTGGTGGTCACCAGCCAGCAGCACGGCGGCAGCACGCAGTCGCTCGAGCAAAGCCAGGTGCCGCCGTTCAATATGCCCAACCTGCAGGGCATGAAAAAAGAAGACCTTCAGACGTTTGCGCTGGGGCAATTCAACCATCAACTGGACAGCGGCCTGAAAAAGGACGAGATGATCCAGCAGATCGTCAGCCTGACCAACTCGCGCGCGGCGGGTGAGCCGACCTGATGGCAGCGCTCGCAGATTTCGAGCGGTTCGTGCTGCCGCTGGTGGAGGGCGCGCCGGCGCCAGCGGTTGAGGACGCAATTCTTGATGCCGCTGTCGAATTCTGCACCCGCACGCGCCTGTTGCGCACCTTCCTAGACCCCCTGACGCTGGTTCCCGGTACGACGGAATACGAGTTGGACCCGCCCGAGGCGGACACGCAGATCGTCGATGTCACTGGCGTCTGGCTGCCCGAGGGCCGGCTTGACCCGGCCACCCGGCCCGAGCTGGAGGAACTGTTCCCGGACGGATGGGCCTGGCGCCAGGTGGGAACGACGGCTGAGGTCCGCCGCTTTTATTGCCGGCTGCCCGGGTTCGTTCAGCTGGTGCCGGCGCTGGCGGCCAAGGCGCCCCGGGCGCTACGGCTGGAGGTTGCCTACGCGCCTACGCGCTCAGCCCGGGAACTGGCCGACGTGCTGCTCAATCGCTACGCGGAGCAGCTGGCCAGCGGTGCGCTGGCTCGCCTGCACCAGCACAAGGCTGGATATGCGGACCCTGGCCGGGCCACGGCCTACCTGACCGCGTTTGACCAGGCCTGCGTCAGCCTGGCCGATGAAGGCGCGCGCGGCTTTGCCAAGCGGCGCATGCGCACCGGTGGAGACGAATTCCGATGAAGGTATCCGAAGTGCTCGACCGGGCACGGACCATTCTGCAGGACGCGGAAGCCGTGTACTGGGAGGCTGACGAGCTGCCGAAGTGGCTGACCGATGCCCGCCTGGAAGCTTACAGAATGCGGCCCGATATCTTCGAGACGACGGAGGATTTCGTGTGCCACGAGGGGGCGCGGCAGACGTTGCCGGGCGGCGCGCGGATGCTGTTCGACGTGTCCCGCAACGTGTCGGCCACCCGACAACGTTCCGTGACTGTGGCGGACGCCGGCGCGCTTGGCCGCGTCCGCCCCAACTGGCGTAGTCAGGGGAAAGCTCAGGAGATTCGCCACTTCCTGTACGACGAACGCAGTCCCGGGCAATTCGAGGTTTACCCCCCGGCGCGCGCCGGCGTCGTCATTGAACTGTCATACGCGAAACTGCCGGCCGCGGTGACGCAAGACATGGGCGACCAGGAACTGCAGGCAGAAGGCGAATACGCGCCGGCGCTGGTGGATTACGTTCTGTACCGCGCATTCCTGAAAGAGGCCGACACGGTCCCAGCGTTTCATCAGCGTGCGGTGCAGCACCTGTCCGCCTGCCATTCCACCCTGACAGGCGACGTCACCGCGAAGGCGATGACCAGCCCCAACGAGCAGAAATAGCGCATGGCCACAACCAAAATCCGCCTGGTGCAGGGCGACACCGCGCCGCAGCTGCAGCTTTCGCTGACCGACCAGCGCACGCGCCGTGCGATCGACCTATCCACACCGGGAACTACGGCACGCATGCTGTTCCGCGAGGTAGGCGCCGATACCGTGAAAGACACGATGCCGTGCTTCCCCATCGCGGGCTACGTGGATCCGGAGACGGCAGACGTGGACTTCCGGCCGCCGTACGACGTTGCGGGCCGGGGTGGGCGCCTGGCAATGGACTGGTCCGCGACGGCGCTGGACACGGCCGGGGAGTTCGAGGGAGAGGTGGAAGTGGTTTTCCCCGACGGCCGGATACAGACGGCATTCGCGATCTTGAAATTTCAAATCCGGGAGCAGTTCTAGCGTGACCGGCTCTGTCCAAATCGAATACGAGATCATCGCCGCGACGATCGACGCCTCGGGCACGGTCGTGGCGCACGTAGATGCCGTCGCGGATCCTCTGGGCCTGAATCCCATCTTGCGCGACCTGGGGCTGGGGGTGGACTACTTCCGTCTGATTCGAGTCCTTACTGCGCGCGACCTCGCCGGCGCTGTTGACTGGTCTTCGATGCAGACCGTGAATAGGCGGCGAGACAACGCTGCCGCGGTCGATGCGGTTGGTGCGGACGTAGGCCTATCGCGACGTGATGCAGTTGCGTCGACCGACGCCTTTTCCTTGGCCTTTGTGCGGCGCTCTATGGCTGTGGCAGTGGACTGGACGCGGCAACGGGTCAGCGCGGTGCGTATTGATGCGGCCGTGGCCGTCGAAATGCTGGCGCTGGCCGCTTCGCGCTCGCGTCGGGATCCGGCCGCTTCGCACGATTTCGGTCAAGTCGTTTTGCAGAACTATGCCCTTGGCTATGCGGACGACTACGTCGGCGACGCCACATCCTTCTGAGAGGAAAAACCCATGAAGAAAATGCAGCACCGCTCCGGAACTCTGTGCCAGGGCGATCTGGAGATCCTCGCCTATCGTGGCCGTACGGGGAGCACCGATCGCTACCTGATCAAGAACATTTTCACCGACGCTGGGTTGGCGTACTTGGCGGCCCGAGCCGCAGGAGACGCCGTTGACGTGATTTCCCATATGGCCCTGGGTACCGGTACAGTGCCCGCCGCGGGCTCCGACCAGGAGCTGGGCGCCGAGGTGGCAGGAAGCCGCGTGGCGGTGACCATGTCGGGCGTCGGGCCGCAGCGTCTCTACTCCGCGACCTTCGGCGAGGGCGTGGGCAGCGGGGCGGTAACCGAGGCGGGCCTATTTAATGCGGCCGCCGGCGGTGTGCTGACGAATCGCTCTGTCTTCGGCGTGAAGAACAAGGAGCCTGAGGACATCTTCACCATCAACTGGACGCTGGCCCACCAGCGCGGGTAACGACATGGCCCGCCTTCTTACCCTCAGGCGCACGCTGGCGCGCCTATTGACGCCTGACGAGGTGGACGACAACATCATCAACGTCGCCACCGATTTCACGGGGGCCGTGGACCCCGCAACCGTCGAGGGCGCTTACGTGCTCCCCTTTATGCGTTGGGCCGACACTGGCACGGGCTGGCTCCGGCGCCGGAATGCGGCGAACAACGCTTGGGTCAACGAACAGCGCCTGCATCGGACGTCGTTACCGGTGTATGCGGCAGGCGAGGTGCCAACCGAGGACATTGGGGTTATCTGTATCCAGGGCCGGGGACTTGCCGAATGGGATAGTGATCAGGCGACCTACAGGAGTCAGTCCAACACTCCCGTCGGTAAGCCTGGCTACTGGCCTTTACGAGCGTCCATTCCTGCGGGCGAAATCCCGCAGGACGGGCAGACCGTCCCCCGTGTTCTATTTCCGGACCTTACCGCGATGGTGGTCGCTGGGACGCTGCCCGTGGTGTCCGAGGCAGAATGGCTGGCGGACCCCCAAAAGCGAGGGAGCTACACGCTCGGGGACGGGGCGACCACCATCCGGGTGCCGGACCTGAACGGCAAGTCTGCCGGTTCCTTGGGGGCCGTGGTGTGGCGCGGCGACGGGGCATTGTCGGCCGGTACCGGGGGATCGATCCAGCGGGATGCCTTGCAGAACCTAACGGGGACGGTGCAATTCAGAAACCTATCCGACCAGACGGCAATCATGCCGCTAGCTGACGGAATTGCCGCGGTTTCGTCAGCTTCTGGCGTTGAATACGCCCGGATCACGGCGCCGGCTACTGGCGCGGTCTCGGCGCTTTCTGTGGTTTCTTTCGACGCATCCCGTGTGGCGCGGACGGCGATCGAAACCCGAATGCTCAGCGTGACTGGCGTCTGGACGGTTCAGGCTTTCGGCGCAGTCATCAACCCAGGCAGTGCGGACGCGGCCCAGCTTGCGAGTGATTACGCGGTATTGAATGCAGCTGTTCAAACTCTGGACGGGACTGTTCAAACCCTGCAGGCGCTGCTGACGCGAACGTTCGGTGTCGGACAGTCGTGGCAAAACGTCGGTCCAAACCGAGCTTTTGGGGTCAACTACCCGAACAGTACAGGCCGTCCCATTTTGGTAAACGTAGAAGGAACCGTCAGCGCGGCAGATGCGAATTACCGCATGGGGACCAATTCCCGGCTCGCTGATCGCACGAGTTTTCCAGCCAGTTTTGTAGGGGCAGTCGTGGGAAAAACTCTGTTCGTCCCAGCAGACGACGCCTACTCCATCAACCAGACCGGTATATCGAATACCTCCTGGTGGGAGTACCGATAATGCAAACCTTCCAAGACACCGAGTCCGGTCAATTCTGGCAATTCGAGGACGATGTTCTCGTCACTGGGGTTGACGGTGCCCGGCGGTTCAATGCGCCACACGGCGCGGCGTTAAACGTGCCGGGCACTCTGGTTCCCGCCGAGTTACCGCCGCAACAGGATGCGCCCGAGCCAACGCTGCAACCGGTCTCGCGCTGGCAGGGCCGTGAGGCAATGCGCCTGACGCCGTACGGAGAAATCCCGCCAGAAGATGGCGGGATTTCTCTTTTTGAGGCCGTGGAGGCGCTGCTGGAACGACCTGAGACGCCGGCGTATTACCGGACTGCATGGGACGAACTGCAGGTATTCGAACCCGACAGCCCCATGCTCATCGCCATCGCTGACGAGTTGGCGCTGACAGAAGGTGATCGGCGAACCCTGTTCCTCTTCGCGGCCACGCTCAGGGCGTAGTCGCACAACGAAAGCTCTGGACCAACAAGCCTCACTACATTGGAGAAATAATGGCGGAACCAACAAGCACGGTCGGCGCCGCGGTAGCTACGGCGTCCGGTGTTCTATTCGCGGCGCTGCTGCCCGGGATAGACAGCGGTGCGCTGATTGGTGCGTTTGCGGGCGCCGCGGTGTTCATGATGCACAGCCGAGATCTGGGTGTCGTTCGCCGCTTGGTGTACGGGCTGGTGTCGTGGCTGCTTGGGTACTTTGGCGCGGCGGAATTGGGCCGGGTGACCGGCGTGAACGAGACTGTGATTACGGGCTTTGTCGCCGCAGCGGTGGCGGTAACCGTCGCGGTCACGGCGATCGAACGGATCAAGACGTTCGATATCTCGGTGCTTTGGAAACGGGGAGGCTGATATGCAAATGTCCGCACTCGGTATCGACACGGCCGGCCACCATTTGGTGGCCTTTCTTTTTGTCGCGGTGAACCTGGGCACTGCCGGGCGCCTGATGTGCTACCGCCGCAACGGGGCGAGGTACCGTCCCGGCATGTCCGCGATCGCCTACCTCATGGCAGTCTTCACGGGTGGGCAGGGCCTGGACGTGCTGATCCGTCAAGGCCAGTTAGGGAACTGGGCCGGCGGCGTCACGCTCTGGCAACTGGGTATTGCCGTGTTGCTGGCCATCCTGGTGTTTCGGGCCCGGGGCAACGTCGCCGCCATAGGCAATCCCGGGCGGGCGCAGCTGCGATGAGAGAAGCGATCAAGGCTTTCACCGGCATGCTGCCGCGCGTCGAGCCGCACCTGCTGCCCGCAGGCGCAAGCCAAGATGCCCTGAATGCGAACCTGCACCGCGGCTCCCTGGTGCCCTACAGGGAACCCGCCAAGGTGGCCGACCTGGCCAAGGTCGGCACGAAGCTGGCCATCTACCGGTTCGGGCGTGCGATCGACGACGACGCCCGGTATTGGTTCCATTGGCTCAACGACACGGATGTGGCGCGCGGCGCCATTCCTGACGACGCGCAGGAACGGACCTACTTTACCGAGTCCGGCCAGCCGCCGCGGGTCACCGACTCCACTATGGCGACCGCGGGCGATCTGATGCCAACCGCGTGGTATCGCCTGGGCATCCCTGCGCCGACGTCGCGCGCCACGGTGACGGTCGCCGATCAGCCCGACCCGCCGGCCAACCTCGAACGGCAATCCTGCCTGCTGGCCTACACGTTCGTATCTGCCTGGGGTGAAGAGGGCCCGCCGAATGAAGTCAGCGATGCGTTCGACGCGGCCACGGACGATACGCTGAACGTCATCAACCTGGAGGGGCCGCCGGCGGGCGAGTACAACATCACGCTCAAGCGGCTCTACCTGTCCACCACGGACGCCACGGGTACCGCCGTCCTCCGGTTCTGGAAGGAGATTCCGGCTGGCGCCGTGACGTTCAGCGATGAAGTGGATTTCACACTGCTCGGCGAGGCGTTGCCCGAGCGCGCCCTGGTGCCTCCGCCGGCGGACCTGTTCGGCCTGATGGACCATCCTGCTGGTTTCATGATCGGCTTTTCCGGCAAACGGGTCTACCGGTCGGAGGTATTCAAGCCCTTCGGCTGGCCGTACTACTCGCCTGTGGCGGACGAGATCGTGGGCGGGGCCATCATGGGGCAGGCCACGGTGGTGTGCACGAAGGGCGACACCTACCTGGCGACCCAGGCGGACCCTGTCACCCTGACGCCACTGCGGCTGGACGGAAATCAGCCGTGCGTCGCCAAGCGCTCGATTCGGGCGTTCAAGGGCGGCGTGATCTACGCCTCCCCGGATGGCTTGGTCATGGTTGACCAGACGGGCGGTTTGAGCCTCGTCACCGAAGAAATGCTGACGCGTGCGCAATGGCAGGCCTACCGGCCAGAGTCCATGCACACCAACGTCCATGACAGTCGCCTGTTCTGCTGGTACGACACGGGCGCCAGCCGCGGCGGGTTGATCTTCGATTTGACGCGCGGGGCCATGTCCATGACCCGCACAGACGTCTACGCCACGGCCTCCTATTCCGACGGGCGACGGGACGAGCTGTTCCTGGCGTTGCCTGACGGTGACGTGCACAAGTGGGACGGTGGAGTGCTTCCGCTGGCTATGCGCTGCGTGAGCAAGATGTTCCTGCTCGAGCGCGCCCAGAACATCGGCGCGGCCCAGGTGGTGGCGGCGGCCTATCCGGTGACTTTCCGGCTGCGCGCTGTGATCGAGGCCGTGGGCGGGGCGCGGGAGGTGGTGGTTGAACAGGTCGTGCTCAGTGGCCGGCCGTTCCGGCTACGTGGCAACTACCGTGCGCGCAGCTACGAATTCACGGTCGAGGGCACGGCGGCGATCACGGAGGTCACGATGGCGTCGACCTTGGGCAACGTCACGGCGGTCTGAGTATGGCGACTTCCCAACGTTCCGGCCTGCGCTACGCGGACCTGCCGGCGATCGAGATCGCCCAGCTCCCGGGCAATCCAGCGGCCACGCGGGCGCTGGAGCAGATGCGAATGACGCTGGCGACCCGGTTCGGGCAGGGCGGCCAGGCCGTCGATCGCGCCGTGACCTGGGGTGACCTGGTTGAGAACGGCATCGTGACCATGCGTGGCGCGGACGGCAAGCCGATCCTCGTGAAGAATCCGGGCGGGACGTTCCAGCCCAGCACGCCGCCCGTGATCGACGGTATTCCGCCGGTGCCCACGGGGTTCAAGGCCACGCCCGGTCTCGGTACCGTCGTGTTGGAGTGGGACAAGCCCAATTTCGCATACTTCGGCTATGCGGAGATTTTTCGCGGCACCACGGACAACCAGGCGCAGTCCCTCAGCGTCGGGCAAACGACGGGATGGGTCTACGCCGATCCGATCGGCGGTGATGCCGCGGTCACCTATTTCTACTGGATTCGGTTCGTCTCGGTGGGCGGGAAGGTGGGGCCGTTCAATGCCGTGAGCGGCACGACGGGCGCCGTCTCGCTGGACCCCGCCTACTTGATCGACGTGCTGGCGGCGGCTGGCGACCCCAAGGCGCTTCTGTATAAGATCGACGAGCCCACGGAAATCAACGGGGTACCGGTGCCGGCGGGCGTCTACATCCGGAACCTCTATGTCGCTAACGGCTCGATCAGCACTCTACAGCTGGGCAATGCCGCCATCACGGACGCCAAGGTAGCGTCCCTTTCGGCGGCCAAGGTGACGTTCGGCGAAATGAGCGGCGACCGGATTGCGGTCAACAGCCTGAACGCGGACCGCCTGACGGTTGCGTCGCTCTCGGCGCGCCTGGCTGTCATCACTGAGGCCTACGTCAAGACCGCCAACATTCAGGACGCGGCGATCACAAACGCGAAGATCGCCAATCTCAGCGCCGAAAAGATCACCGCTGGCGTACTGAACGCAGCGCGCATCGCCGCCAACTCGATTTCCGCCGACAAGCTGAGCGTGACCTCGCTGTCCGCCATCACGGCGACCATCGGCCTGTTGCGCACGGCAGTCAGCGGCGCGCGGCTGGAGATCCGGGACAACTTGCTGCTCGTCTTCGACGCCAACAACGTGCTGCGCGTGCGCCTGGGGATCTGGTAGTGCCGGCAGGGGTTGAAACATACGGCCCGAATGGAACGGTGCTGACGTCGTACACCAGCAAGATTGCGCGGCAGCTGGGTCAGCTTTTCACGGGCACTAGCAATGGGTCTGTATCGCTCCCAGAACTAGCGAGCGGCATTCCCTGGATCGCCACATTTCCGCAAGGGTCTCCCTCGCACAGCAATGCTCCAGCTATTGCGCGGAACGGAACCACGATCAGTTGGAGTTTCGTTTCAGGCATGCCCGGGGACCGGGTTTCGGTGAAAATTACCTACGGGGTGCGGTGATGGCTGCTGGCTTCCAGATTATGTCGGGCGCGAGCGAATTAATTGTCGACAGCGCGTCGATCAATATGTTCTTGCGGCATGCGGGCGTCGCCAACACTTCCGTCAGCGTGCCGGCTATTGATCCAGTGGTGTTTATTCGGCCACTCGCCAATCCGTGCTATCTCAGGTTGGCAAACCTGGCGAATGGCCAACTGGAATTGGCTTTCCGGAATCCGTGCGAGTACTACGTCTTTGATCGTCCGGTGGAGCCGAGCTACTTGGACGCGTTCAATGAGGCAGGTGCCCAGATTTTTACCGCGGCTCAGCGGCCGTTGGACATTATCGGCAGCGTGACCATCCAGGCCTATTACGAGGCCTACCGTCTGGCATTTCAGGACGGATGGACATACAGCGGCCTGGTCTCCGGTAAGTACGCCTACAACCAGTCCTATATCCGTCAGGGATTCAACTGCCAGCCCTATATCGGCGGCGGTTGGCAATCATTCCTCATGATGGAAGCACTGGCGCCGACGGCAAACGGCTTTCATGCGAGTTTTGCAGATTCCGCCGGGATGTTCATTGGGTGGGCCCCTCTCTATGCCAATGCTTTTGTTTCTTACGCGCCCAGCGTGGAAGTGTCGATCATCGACGTTGCGGGCATCCTCTAACCAGAATATCGGGAGCATTCCTTGAACAAGGAAATCGAGAGCGTCATATTCTCCAACGTCGGCAACCGGCTGACACAGGAGCTGGCCATGGGTCTGATCATGAGCATGGCGCAGATCGCCCACCAGGCGGTGCAGGCCGAGCGGCAAGCGGCGGCCGAGGTGGCTGCCGCCTCCTCATCGGCGCCCAGCGCCGGGCAGGACGCGGCGGCTGCAATCATCGACCCTGCGTACCAGCTCAAGCCGTCGCCCGCGCGGCGGTCGCGAAAGCCGCCCTCCGGCAAAAAGGGGGCGACCAAGCCCAAGACCATGAAGGCGCGCCGATGAGCGCGCTTTTTTTTGACCCACCTCAGGCCCTGCGCTGGATGCGCGGCAACCAGTCGGCAGTGGACTTCCTGCGCCTGGCTTTTCGCGTAGCGCACCTATGGGACGACTTGATAGACCGCGATCAAGTACTGGCTGATGACGACATCAGCGAGGGCATGTTTGCCGCCCTGGTGCTGCTTCCGCGCAACGCCTTCTACCGGGCGAACTTCGACAGCCTGAATTCCATCCTAGCGAATGCCAGCACCAACTGGCACATCGCGACCGCGCTGGAGCGCGCCCAGGGTGTGGCGCCCAAGCGGATCGCCTACGTGCTGCGCAGCGCTTACGTTGACTTGGTCACGCACAGCGCGCTGCTGCTGGGTGGCCCCGCCTGGGCACGCGACGTCGGCGTGGAGCTGCGGCAGCTGACGGAGCCGTGGAACGAGTACTTGACCAACCTAGAGGCCGAGCGGGCCGCGCGGGGAGACTGACATGGGATGCATGTCCTCGGAAGTGAAGCAGGATCCGGCGGTCGGTCGGGCGCAGGAGGCGAATGCGCAAATTGGGCTGCGTGCGCAGGATCTGGCTGAGCGCAATTTCGAATGGAACCAGCAGCTGACGGAGCAGTTCGCGCCGGTCTACCAGGGCCTTATGGACAACGCGCTGGGCGAAGCCACAAAGAACGCCGCGCGCGGCGACGACCAGTGGCAGCAATACAAGGACGTCTTCCAGCCGATCGAGAACAAGATGGCCGAAGAGGCCATGAACTACGACAGTCCCGAGGAGGTGGCGCGGCGCGAGGGCCTGGCCGCGGCAACCGTGGGCCGGCAGTTCGACAACGCTCAGGGGCAGACGTCGCGCGAGATGGCCCGCATGGGCGTCTCGCCCACCAGCAGCCTGGGCAACACCGCCATGACGGACCAGGCCAATTTCAGGGCCCTAGCCACGGCAGGTGCGGTGACCAAGGAGCGCAACGACACCAAGTTGTTGGGCATGAGCCTGCGCGAGAACGCGGCCAAGTTTGGGCGAAACCAGACCAGCACAGGCCTCGCGGCTTCGCAGTCGGCGCTGCAGGGCGGCCAGTCCGCCGCGGGGATCATGGGATCGCAGAGCGCCCAGGGCAATGCGGCTGGAACTGGCCAGGGCCTGCTTGGCACCGCCAGCGGCGCCTTCGGTTCGATGGGAAATCTCGGTCTGAGCCAGATGCAGATGCAGCAGCAGGCCAACTCTTCCAGCCAGGCCGGCCTCGGGTCGCTCGTAGGTACGGGGCTCATGGCGGGCGCAATGATGTACTCGTCTTCCAAAGAACTCAAGGAGGACGGCGCACCTGTCGACGACGAAGAAGCGTTGGCAGGGCTTACCAAAGTGCCGGTGGAAAGCTGGAAGTATCAGGAGGGCGTGGCCGATGGCGGCCGGCATGTCGGCCCGTACGCAGAAGACATGCAGGCGACATTTGGCGATGAGGTCGCGCCGGGCGGTGCTGCTCTGGACATGATCAGCGTGAGTGGTAAGCACCACGCGGCCATCCGCGCGCTCGCCAAGAAGGTGGATCGGCTTGAGCGGCGCCGGGGAGATGGCGGCCGTGCAGGGCTGGAGCGCGTGGCCATCCCCGAAGAGATTGGGGCCGCCGGCGAACTGCCGCCGGCGTTGGCTGGCGACCTGTCGGCCGGACTGGTTGGACTGGAGAGGATCTGATGGCGATGAACGGTAGCTTTGCAGGCGGCCTGGCGGACGGGCTGCGGAATGGGATGGCCATCGGCCAAGCCTATGACGTGGCCAAGGACCGAAAACTGGCTCGGGAGGCAGAGGAAAAGCGGAAGGGGGTGGATAAGGCGCTCGCGGATGCGCTGGCGGGCGAGGCCGCACGGACTGCCGCGACAGGCGGCCTGGAGCAGATTCAGGCGCCTCAACCCATAGCATCCAGCCCGGCGATTGGCGATGTGTGGGGCCTGCATCCAGTGGAGCTCAATGCACCCGCGGCGGCGACGGACCAAGCTCCGGCCCCCAGCACAGTGGGCCTGGCCGATTCCGCGCCCCAGGGCCTGGTCGGTACCGCGCCGCGCGCGGCCGCCGCGTCCCCCTTGGCGGCAGCGGCTGAAAAAAAAAGCCCGCGGTCCGCTGATTACCTCGGCGGCGGCGAATTCGGCCAGATTGCGGACGGGCTGACCCGCGCTTACCGCAAGGCGCTCGAGCTTGGAGAGCCGGGACGCGCCATGCAACTGCTGGCCGACCGCGAGAAATTCGTAGGGCAGCATCGGGAACAGGCGTTCACCGCGGCACAGGGCCGCTATCAGCTGACGGGTGACCCCAACGCCTATGTCCCGTTCGTCAATCGGTTCATGCCCGGGGGCATCGAGGTCAAGTCGATCAACCGGCGCGCCGAACAGGCGGGTGGCGCGCCGATGTACGACTTTGTCGGCGTGGATACCGCCACCGGCAAACCCATACAGCAACCGATCAGCGACTTCATGCTGCAGAGCTTCGTACGGAGTGTGAGCGACCCGAAAGCGCAACAGGCGATGGTCGCGCAGCAGGCGAAGTTCCTGTACGAGGCGGAGCAAAAGCGCCGCGACAAGTTGCTGGATAGCCAGCTGCGCAGCGACGAAGAACTCCGCAAGCCGAGGATTCTTGGCAAGGATCAGAGCCTGTATCTACCCGATGGCAAGGGCGGCATGCACGTCGGCGCCCAGGGCAGTGAGGCGGGCAAACCCAAGATGGTGACGTCCGACAAGGACTTCGCCAATTACGTGATGCGGATCAACAAGGTGGACAGCCTGGAAGGCCTTGGTGAGGACGCGCGCAAACGCGTGGGCGGAATGATCACCGTGGGCGAGAACATCAACCGGCTCAATGCTGGCACGCCCGAAGGTGAGGTGCTGACGGCTGGGAATCTTGCTGCGCTGTCTCAACAGGTGCAGGACGGTACAGCGGAGATCATGCCCATCCAGCTGGGTAATCGCCAGTTTGGGTTTGGTGTCGAGCACGAGGGGCGGGTGGTGCGCCTGCCGGTGTCGGTCGTGCCCAAGGCGGTGCAGGAACAGATCCGCGCGCGGCTTTCGGCCGCGACGGCGTCCGCACCGGGTGGCCAGCCGAGCGCCGGCACTGCTCAGGCCGCGCCGTCGGCGGCGTCTGCGGCCGCAGGTCCGGCAGGGGCTGCGCGCGCGGCAGGCACGCCGCCCGGCGCAGGCCCGGCGAGGGCGCCCGCATCAGGCGGTTCCTCCTCTGGCCAGGACGCTGACCGGCCCGAAGGCGTGCAACTGGATGCCGCCCGGGGGCAGTTGCATCAAGCGGAAGCGGTTGTGCGGCAACTGCGGACCAAGCCGCCAGGCCTGAAGGCTAGCCCCGAGGCGCGGGCTCAGCACACCACCCTTCTGCAGCAGGCGGAGCGCGACGTCGAACTGGCGCGGGCCGCGGAGCGGGCAGCCGCAGATAGCTGGGCCCGAGCGACCGAAGGGTCCGAAATCACGCGCGCCGCCATGGGCCGCGTCAACGGAGAGGGTGCAGATGGACAACTTTGAGATTCCCGATGATGGGATCGAGTTCAAAGACAACGTGGACGCGCGCCAGCAGGGCGCCCGCGAGGATCTGAAGGTCCGATTCTCGGACGCCAAGGCGTCCGCTGGCGCCGCTCCGATAACCGCCCCGTTTACCTTCCGCGTGGCCGACTTCCAGCAGCCGCAGTCGCAGGACGCGGGCGGCATCGAGTTCGTCGACTATCCCAAGACCTTCGCGGGCGGCGCCATCAAGGGCGCGGGCAGCGCCGTCCGCGGGGTCGGAAAGGTGGCGGAAGGACTGGGCCGCGTGGGCGTCACCGCGCTCAATCAGGCCTTTGATGCCGGTCTGGAGATCCCCGCCAACCCCCTCGAAGGAGCGGCGGAAGCCACGCATGGGCTGGGCCAGCGTCTTCTGGACTCTCGCAGCTCCGAAGCGCAACAGCGTGAGGCGGATTCTCAACCGGGCGGTGACTTGGACAAGCCGGAGACGTGGACTCTGGGCAGGGACCCATCTGTTTCCGGTCTGACACTCCAGGGCCTCAATGCACTAGGCAGCAGCGTTGTCCCTATCGCGGCATCGGCAATGGCGGGGCCGGCCGGGGTAGGGGCCCGGATGGCTGCGGGTGCGGCCGCTGGCGGGGCCCAAGGTGGAGGCAACGCGATCGAGCAGGCGCGCCAAGCCATCGATGAGCTGGACGATCAGCAACTTGCCGCCGCGTCCTCGGCCTTTCGTGACTTTGTCGCGCAGGGCTACACGCCCGAGCAGGCGCGGGCGCAGGTCCGTGCCGACGCGGAGAATGCAGCCTTTGCGCGCACGCTGCCAGTGTCGGCCGCGGGTGGTGCGGCCACTGGCAGGATTCTGTCGCCGGCCGGCCGGGTGCTCAGCAATCGTGGCGTGCTCGCACAGACCGCCGGGCGGGCTGGTCTGGCCGGCACCGAGGAGGCCATCCAGGAAGTTGGAGAAGGCATCGCCGCGCAGACGGGGATCAACGCCGGTGCCGGCATGAACCTGGACCCGCTGGAGGGCTCGTTTGGCAACGCCGCCCTGGGCTTCGTGGCGGGCATGGGTCCTGGAGCTGTCCACGGCGCCACCGACGGCGTGCGCAATCGTGGGCTACAGGTGGCGCCGTCCCTGGAGTCGGGAGACGTGATGCACACAAGCGGCCGGCCCTTCGTGACGGCGAGTGCCGCGCGCCAGCAGGCCGAGCAGATGGGCGGGAACGCGCAGGTGTTGCGCCACGAGAACGGCTTTATCGTGCGCCCGGGTATGTCCACTGAATCGGAAGCCGATTCCAGCGGCGCAGGCCAACCGGCACCCGCCCCAGAGTTCGCCGCCGGCGAGACGGTTACGTGGAAGAACGCCGATCACGATGTGCCCGTTGAATTCGTCGGCCTGGAGCCAGAGACGGGGGCTGACGGGCGGCGCTACGCGCGAGTGCGCGTGAATGGGCTGGAGTCCTTTGTGCCAGCGGACGAGCTTTGGCGCGCGCCCGAATCGGCAGCCCGGACGGAGGCGGGTGTGCCAGGCGCCGATGGCCGGGATTTCGCCAGGGGACAGCAGGTCTACCTGCGGCAGAACGGCCGGGAGCTGGCCGTCGAGTTTTTGGGCGTCGAGCGTAACGCTGCGACGGCCCGCGCCGGCGGTGAACCTCTGGCGCGCATTCGGACCGCTGACGGCCGTGGGCATTTCGTGCGCCTTTCGGAGCTCGCTGCGGACCCTATGCCCGGAAACTCGCTGCGGCAGGCCATGGACGGGCTCGCCGCGGTTGGTGGCCCGGAGGCTTTTCCTGTGCTGGACGGTCCCGCCCGGCGCGACGCATTGCCGGCACCTGAGGGATATGCCGCCGGCGACGGCTTCACGGCGCGCGAGTCCTGGCGCATGCCGGCCAACGCGCCGCGCGGCGTCCGCAACAACAACCCGGGAAATATCCAGAAGGGCGTCGGCTTCGCCGGCGAGGTCGAGGGCAACGATCCGCGCTTTGCCAGCTTCGAATCTCCCGAGGCGGGCATCCGCGGCTTGGCCGTCAACCTGCTGACCTATCAGCGCCGACATGGCCTGGACACCGTGCAGGCCATCCTGAACCGCTGGGCGCCGTCGTCGGAAAACGACACGGGCGCCTACGTTCAGCAGGTCGCGCGTGCTTTGGGCGTGCAGCCGGACCAGCAGCTGGACCTGAACGACCGCAGTACGCTGGAACGCCTTACCGCCGCGATCATCCGGCACGAAAACGGCGTGCAGCCGTACACGACCGACCAGTTAGAAGAGGGCGTCGGCGCAGCGCTCGCGGGCGCGCCGGCGCGTGGCGCACTGCCGTCACCCGTCTACAGCGTCGACGGAGAGGGCGTCGCCGCCACCGCCGGCCAGCGCGAGGCGGAGCTGGCGCGCCTCGGTGCGTTGGGATTGACGCCTGATGTGGCCGAGGCTGGGCAGCGCCATCCGGGCGCGGCGACCGACACCGCTGCGCACGAGGCTGCTACGTCGCCCAAGAACGGGCTGCCGGAGCCCACGGACGCGCAAATGGAGGCCGGGAACTACAAGGTCGGACGCACGCGAGTGGCCGGCATGGACATCTCCATCGAGAACCCGGAAGGGTCGGAGCGGCGCGGCACCTCCCCGGACGGCACGGCCTGGGTCAATCGAATGGCCGGACACTACGGCTATATCCGGCGCACCGAGGGCGCGGACGGCGATCAGGTTGACGTGTTCGTGCGCCCGGGCACCACTCCGAAATTCAGTGGGCCGGTGTTTGTCATTGATCAGGTGGACCCGTCGGGCGGGCGGTTCGATGAATCCAAGGTCATGCTTGGCTACGACAGCCGAGCGGAGGCCGAACGCGCCTACCGAGAAAGCTACACGCCGGACTGGCGCGGCATGGGCAAGGTCACGCAAATGGACGTGCCCACATTCAAACGGTGGCTGGCTGACGGCGACACCACGCTCCCCGCAGCCGAATCCGGGCTTGGAACGCTGGTGTATGAGCCTGACGTAACCGCCAAGGGCGGCCGGCCGTTTCTGACGCGAGGGGCCGCGCAGCGCGCGGCGACGGCGCACGGCAATGCCGACGCCGAGCTGGTGGATGGTGGATTCGTCGCCCGCCCGCGAACCGGTCAACCGCCCCGTGTCGAGCCCCAGACTTCCGCGGCCGAGTTCGGCCAGGCCGCGCGCCGTGATTTCCTGCGGATGGTGCGCAAGGCTGGAGGCATCCGGCCGGAGTTGGCGGCCGATATCTATGGCGATCGCGCGCACCTGGCCAACCGCCGCGCGCCCGGCCTGTTCCGCAAGGGCGGGATGGACGCCGACATGCTGGTCGAGGCGATGCAGCAATCCGGATACCTGCCCATGGACGGCGACACTGTCGATCTGTCCGGCACCGCGATGGATCGAGTCCGCGAGGCCATGGAGGGCGAGGCGGTATACAGCCTGGACCAGATGGACGAGGCTGCCCGCCGCGCGTATGCTGAGCGCCAGGCCGATCGGTTCAGCGATACCAAGGATAAAAACAAGCTGGCCGACGAGCTTTTTGGCGTGATCGACGCCATGCCGGCCGACACGACTATGCAGGAACTGGCGGCGCAATTCGATGCCGTGGTCTACCTGAGCGAGCAAGGAATTACCGATGCCCCAACCCAAGAAGCCATTGTCGAGCGAGCCGCAATCCACGCCGATGGAGACGCCCGAGCATTCGAGCAAGCCATTAAGTCCCAAGCAGCGACGCTTGGTCGGCGGAACGATGGCGATTCTCAACGCCCTGCGCAAGAGCCAAGAGCGGGAGGCGATGGATCAGGCGCAGGCGGTGATCGCCAAGGCGGCACGCAAGCGCTGACGCTGGAGAACCCGACGGCCGACGGGCTGCGTAATGCGGCTCAGGCGGCGGCTGTCGCGGAGCAGGGCGCCGCCACTCAGGCCCGGGAGGCCGACCAGCGCGCCGCCGCCGATGCGGTGCGCGATGATTTCGTACTGACGGGCAGCGATCGAGCCGCCGATCAGGGCGGGGCGCGCGGCCAGATGGAGCTGGCGCCGGTCGATGCGCATGCCCAGGCGGCGACCCCGCAAACCCTCGCCACCGAGCGCTCAGCGTTTCCGGCCGGTGGAAAGATTGAGGATTTCGGCGAAACGCTGGGGGGCGCTCGCAAGCACTACGCCCAGCAGTACGCCGAGCGCATGCGGCTGGCCGAGTCGCTACCCATCGACAAGCACACCCTGGCCGAGTCCTGGCCGGAAGCCAACTATACGAAGCTCCTCGAGGATGGCGCCGACCCGTTCCTGGTTGCCTTGGCACGGGCGAGCCGCGACGAAGTGCCGGCCAAGCCTCGCAGCAGCTGGAAGCTGCGCGGCTGGACGGAGCAGGTTCAACGCCTGCGGGAATTCTCCGGTTCGCTGCTCGGTGGTTCTGTCGCAAGTGCTGATATCAGGGCGGGCCTGGAGCAGACGCCCGAGCTGAGGAAGGTCTACGGGCGCGCGCGCCTATACGAGGCCATGGGCCATGATCGCTCCCTGCGAGGGGTCACGCTGACATCGGGCGACTACAGCATGTTCGACGGTGTGCGCTACAACCCTTCGCGGATCATCTGGACCGTGGAGCGGGGCGCATCTTCCAGCCTGGGCAACTGGCCTCGTAGGCTGGGCCATGGCGACACCGCCGACGCGGCGATCGCCGAATTCAAACGCTACGCCGAGCAGCAGGATGGAACCGCCACGTCGGAGAGGGAGGTGCGTTTCGATATCTACTCGCGGACGCGGATGCCCGGTTTCTACATCGGCAAGAAGGTCGGCCGCACGCACATCGACCTGGAGCACTTCCCCGACATAAAGGCAGCGCGCGCCTACCTGGCCGACAACAAGGACGAGCTCACGCAGCGCCTGGAGAAATTAAAGGATGCACCGGCCCACCGGCGGGAAGCCAATTCGCCGCGCGTAGGTGTTGACCATCGCGACGGCGCCGACGTCACGCCGGAGCAGTTCGGCGATGCCTTTGGGTTCCGCGGCGTCCAGTTCGGCAACTACGTTGAGGGCGGGCGCCGACAGGCAGACCTGAACGAGGCCTATGACGCGCTCATGGATATGGCTGGTGTGCTCGGGGTGCCGGCGCGCGCGCTGTCTCTGAATGGCGAGCTTGGCCTGGCGTTTGGCGCACGGGGCAGGGGTGGTGTGGACGCGGCCATGGCGCACTACGAGCCGGTCCAGGTGGTGATTAACTTGACGAAGGGGCGCGGCGCTGGCTCGCTGGGCCATGAGTGGTGGCACGGGTTGGACAACTATTTCTCGCGTCGCGGCGGAGCGCCGGTGGGATACGCCTCGGAGACTGGCAACAGCACGGACGGAATCCGGCCGGCCATGGCGCAGGCCTTTGGCAATCTGAAACAGACCATTGGTCTGATCGGCATGCGGGAGAGGTCCGGCAAACTGGACGAGCGCCGGGCAAAGGACTACTGGTCCACCGGCCGCGAGCTGTCCGCGCGCGCGTTTGAAAGCTACCTGATCGCCAAGCTGGCCGACCAAAGCGCGGCCAACGACTATCTGGCGAACGTGGTGGATGAAAAGGCGTTCGGCGACGAGGCGAGCTATCCCTATCCGACTGCGGCTGAAATCGCGCCCGTCCGCGCCGCTTTCGATCGCTTCTTCCAGACCGTGGAACAGGTGCCTGGCGATGATGGGCGAATCGCCCTGGAGAGCCGCGGCGAGGGTGGCCCGGGTATGGAAGTGGGGGAAGCGCGCCGCCAGGCCGAGGAGTTCATGGGCAAGTTGCCCGGTGCAGCAGGCCTGCGCGTCTCGGTCGTGGAAAGCGTGGATCAGATCCGGGAGGGAGCCAAGCCGTCCCCTCTTGCCGAGGGCGCGTATTACCCCGCCCGCGACGGCGGGCGCATTTACCTGGTGGCCGAGAACCTGCCCACGGCCGAGCGCCTGCAGCAGGTCCTGGCGCATGAGGTGGTGGGGCATTTCGGAGTGGAGGCGTTGCTGGGTGATCGCTTCCGCGACGTGCTGTCGGATGTGCGTCGCCTCGCGCGGGCGCCGGACGGCGCGCACATCCCGCGCGATGCAGGACCCGAACATCCCCACTACGCCACGTTCGAGGCGGTCACGATGCGCTACCCCGACTACTCCGCGGAGAACCGCGCCCGCGAGGTGTTGGCGCGGATAGCGGAACAGGGTAAGAGGTCGATCTTCCTGGAACGCCTGTACGGCAAGATACGGGCCGCGCTGCGCTGGTTGGGCCTGAATCTCAAGCTGACCAACGGCGATATCCGCCAGATGGTTATCGACGCCGGCCGGTTCTTGCAGCGCGCGCCGGTCGCGCGCGTGAGCGCCGGCATGCAAGAGGCGGCGGCGTCCCTGGCTGCAGAGTCTCGCCGCGGGGCCGAGGCTGTCACCTTGCCGCCCGTTGTGATCGGGCACCGGCTGGGTGCCGCCGGCAAGCATACCGATCATGCTGCAGCGAAGGCCGGTGACACGGCGGCTGCGTACCGACTGCTCAAGGACGTGCTTTCGCGCGAGGCGGTCGATCAGGTGCGCGCGGCACTCGGCAAGGAAAAGCCAATCATCGTTCCTGTGCTGGCTGTGGAGGCCGTGGGCCACAACAAGATCCCACTCGCCGCTGCGATGGCGCTAGGGCAGCAGTTGGGTCTTTCCGTCGATAGCGGCATCTATCAATCGGTGAAGGCGAAGCGCACGGCGCTGGATGGCCTGGGCCGGATCTTCCAACAGCCGGAATTCGACGGCGAAGTGCAGCCCGGGAAGACGTATTTCCTGGTCGACGACACCCTGACGCAGGGAGGCACCCTGGCCGCTCTCGCCTCGCACATCCAGCAAAATGGAGGGCGGGTAGTGGGATCATTCGCGTTGACGGGTAAACTCTACAGTGCTACCTTGCGGCTGTCTCCCGAAACCCTGTCAGAACTGCGAGCCCGTTATGGTGATGTCGAACAAGCTTTCCGCGAAGCCACTGGCCGCGGTTTCGACGCGCTCACAGAATCGGAAGGTCGTTACCTCGCCAAGCATGACGCGCCTGACGCCGTCCGAGACCGAATCCTTGCTGAAAGACATGCGCGAGTCGATGGAGATGGTGCGCGATCTGATGAAAAAGGATCCGCTCCCACTCTGACCCCAGAGCGCACCGATGAAGCCCCGCCTAGTGCGGGGCTTTCTGCTTCTGGGCCCATGGAGTCGCGGGCGGGCTCGGCGACCGCCGACGACTCGCACGCGGGCCCGGCCCCGACGAAGGAACCCAAGCGCGGCGCCAAGGTGGCGCGGCCCGGTGAATCCTTGTCCGACATCGAGCGCCGCCAGCGCAACAAGTTCCTGGGCAAGATCGGTGCATGGGCCGAGCAGGATCCGATCAAGGAACGCTTGGCCAAGGTGTCCGATCGCTGGCAGGCCAAGCTGGTCCAGGGGATTTTCGACCAGTTCGCGCCGCTCAAGGGCATCAGCGCCACCGCCTACATGCAGGCACGCCTGTCCAAGGGGGCGGACGGCGCCGCGGAATACCTGGTGCGCCACGGTGCGGTCAAGCTGCATGACGGCGCGCTGGACACCGCCGGCGGCAAGGGGCTTGCGCAGATCCTGGCCGGCCTGAATGGTGAGCATGACCACTTCATGGCGTGGATCGCCGCGAACCGTGCCGAGCGCCTGGCCGCCGAATGGGAGGTGCGGTTTGAGAATGGTGTCACGGAGCGCTTTGCGACCGAGGCGGCCGCGCGTGCAGAGGCTGCGAAATGGCCCGGCGCCATGGCGCAATCCGCTTCACGCGAGCGCCTTTTCACTCCGGAGGATATTGAGGCCGGCAAGCGCCTGGCCAGCGGCAAGATGGCAGACGGGCGCGACCGCGCCACGGCCTACCGGGAAGCGTTGGCCGAGTTCAACACCCTGCAGCGCTCAGTTCTGGACGTGGCCGAGCAGGCAGGCCTGGTCGATCCCAGCGTCCGCAAATTGTGGGAAAGCGAGTTCTACGTCCCGTTCTACCGCGTCATGGAGGACGATGCGACCGGCACGATGGGCCCCGGCCAGATCGGCGGCTTGGTGGGACAGCATGCCTACAAGCGCCTCAAGGGTGGTACGGACAAGCTGGGCGACCTGGTCGCCAACACGGTGTCGAACTGGTCCCACCTGCTCTCGGCCAGCATGAAGAACCTGGCAGCGCAGGGCGCCCTGCAGGAGGCAGAAAAGCTGGGCATTGCCACGCGCCTGCGCCAGGCAGAGCGCGGGAGCGTGCGGGCCATGTTCGACGGCCACGAGCGCCACTTTCAGGTGAGCGACCCGCTGGTGATGAACGCCCTGACGTCGCTGCACTACGTCGGGTCCAATGATCCATTCACCAAGGCGGCGCGCAAGTTCAAGCACGCGCTGACCGTGGGCGTGACGATCAGCCCGACGTTCCGCGTGCGCAACCTGCTGCGCGACACCATCCAGGCCATGTCGATCGACAGCAACCTGTCCACCAACCCGCTGCGCAACCTGGCGGAAGGCTGGAAGGCGACGGGCGCCGAAAGCGACACCTGGCGCCGGCTGATGGCGGGAGGCGGTGCGGTCCGGTTCGGATCTTTCAACGACGGCAACGCCCGCAACGTGAAGCGCTTGGTGGATGAGCTGGGTGCCCACCCGGACGACGTCATCACATCCCCCGCTGGTATGGGGCGCGCGGTGCGAAAGGCCTTCGACTGGTACCAGGAAACGGGCGACAGGGCGGAGACGATCAACCGCGCCGCCATTTACCAGCAGGCGCGCAAGGCTGGCCGCAGCCATCTGGAAGCGAGCTACGCGGCGCGCGACTTGATGGACTTCACCGCCGGCGGGACTTTCTCCGCCGTGCGCCTGCTTTCCCAGGTGGTGCCGTTCTTCAACGCCCGTCTACAGGGCATGTACAAGCTGGGCCGCGGCGCGGCTGCGGATCCTGCCCGCTTTGCGGTGGTGACGGGTGCCGTGGCGATGGCCTCGGCCCTGCTGTACCTGGGCATGAAGGACGACGACGATTACAAGCAGTTGCCGGACTGGGCGCGCAACTCCTTCTGGATTACCAAGTTGCCGGGCACCAATCAGTTCGTCTACATCCCCAAGCCGTTCGAAATTGGGGCCCTGGGCAGCGTGGTCGAGCGCGGCACCGAGCTGGCATTCGGCGGCGATGACTTCGGCCTGCGTGACTTCGGCCGCACTGTGGGCGCCATCCTGACGGAGCAGCTATCCATGAACCCCGTGCCGCAGATGGTGAAGCCTGCCATGGAAGCCGCGTTCAATTACGACTCCTTCCGCGAGCGGGACATCGACAGCGTGGGCCAGCAGCGGCTGCCGGCCGGTGATCGCTTCACGCCATCGACGTCGGCCGGCGCAGTGGCGCTGGGCCGCACCCTGGGCCTGTCACCGCAGCGCCTGGAGCACCTGGTGCGCGGCTACTTCGGCTGGCTGGGGACGCAGGCGCTGAACGTGTCCGACCTCTTGGCCAGGCCGCTATCCGGCCTGCCGGACAACCCTCGCCGCGACTTGAGCCGGATGGACAACTGGTTTGTGGTCGGAGACTTCGTAAAGGACGCCGATCCGCGCAGCAGCAAGTACATCCAGCGCTTCTATGACGAGCAGCGCGACGTGAACGAGGTCTATGCAGCGTATTCCCAGGCGCGCGAGGTGGGAGACCTTGACCGTGCGCGCGACCTGGCAGGCGACGATCAGCTGCGGGTGCGCGCTTTGTTCAAGGCTGCCGACAGCCAGCTGCGCGACGTCAATACCAAGATCAAAGCCCTGGAGCGATCCAGCGTGCCGGCCGACGAGAAGCGGGCGCAGCTGGACCTGCTGTATCGCGCCCGCACCCGCCTGGCCATGCTGGCTGACCAGCACGCAAGGGCCGCACGTCCCTGACGGCCTTCAATGTTTTCTTCCCCTCAGCGCGCCCTTGGGCGCGCTTTCTTTGGAGCAACGATGCCAGGATTCAATCTATCGGCGCGCAGTCTGCAGCGCCTGGAAGGGGTGCACCCCCGACTTGTCGAAATCGTCAAACTGGCGCTCCAGCGCACGGCGGTGGACTTCACTGTGGTCGAAGGACTGCGCACGCCGGCGCGCCAGCGCGAAATGGTGGACCAGGGCAAAAGCCAGACATTGAACGGTTTGCACCTGGTGCAGCCCGATGGCTACGCCCATGCCGTCGATCTGGCGCCGCTTGTGGGTGGCGCGATCCCGTGGAACGACTGGGAGGAATTTCGCCGGCTGGCCGACGTCGTCAAAGCCTGCGCAGCCGAGTTGGGCGTTCCTGTGGAATGGGGCGGTACGTGGAAGATGCGCGACGGTCCCCATTTCCAGCTGCCGCGCGGCTGGAAGGCAGCAGCATGATGGCCGCAGGCGAGAAGGTAGCCGGCTTGTTGGTCGGCTGGCGGGGATATGCCGCAGCTGCTGTCGCTGGCGCGCTGGTGATCGGCGGCGCGGCGTGGACAGCTCAGGGCTGGCGCGGCGATGCGAAGCTGGCCAAGGCTGAAACGGCGCACGCGCGGGAACGCGAAGGCCAGGCTCAAGCCACCACAACCGCCATCGAGGCGGCCCGAGAGGAAGGAAGGCGGCGGACAGCCGCCGTGGAGAAAGCCCGTGATGATGCAACGAAACAAGCCGGTGTCGCGGCTGCTGATGCTTCTGGTGCTCGTGCTGAGCGCGACGGGCTGCGCGCCCACGCAAACGCGCTGGCTCGCACCGCAATCGCCCGAGATCCCGCCGCTGCCGACGGAAGCCCGACAGGAGCCGATGCCGTCGATTTGCTCGCCTACATGCTCGGCCGCGTTAGCGACCGAGCTACGGAGCTTGCGAGAGTTGCAGACCGTGCCCGTATCGCAGGACTGACCTGCGAGCAATCATATGACCGAGTTCGGGAGTATTGAGGATCCGGTCACGTTGATTCTTGTCCTTTCAGACCCTTACGGTCCGCAGGCGCAGGGTCGCCTGCGGCCGTTCTTCGCCGTCCCAGGACAGGCTCGTCGTCCACACCGTGATGAAACATCGCACCACCGGCGAATTTCCGGTGCCAGCCTATGGTCTTCTGGACCTCCACCCTCTGCAGAAAGGACATTCCTTCCGCCAACGCGTCGGCGACGCCTTGCGGGTTCGCCAGTAGCTCGGACGGCAGCACATTGGGGAGGATTTTCCAGCTGATGAGGCCTGCGGAGTCAATGAATGCGAAATCCCACTTGCCATTGATAACGTATCGCATGATGTAGATCACATTCGTCGAATAGACCTTGTCCCCTTCCGACTGGGTCAGCACGAAGGCGCGCTTTAGTGGCAGCTTGCGAAGCATACGATCACGGGCCAGGCTTCTCGGGTCCAGATGCGGCCGATAAAGCGGGACGCAGCGCTTCCATTTGCCGGTGGTCGCGTAGTAAATATGTGTTTTGACGCTACCAGTTGGCCTGAATAGATAGGGCGCGTCGTCCACTATGTATTCACTGACGCGGGGGATCTCGACCTGCACTGAGTCGAACGATTTCAACACCAGAGGATCCTTGAATTCTCTCAGCTCGATTACGACATTGCCGTGAACAGCATAGAGTGCAAATATCGGTGTGGATCGGTCCTTAAGGTTGGTTAGCGTTACGTGGGCGATGCCCGGAGCTACGAACTTTCCTGAACTGAAAGTGTGAAACGAGCCCACCTTATGACCGAATTTGAGCACACCGAAATAAATACCAATCATTGCGCTTGGTATCGCTGCAATCTTCAAGAAATCGCCTAGTTCGCCTAATGTCACGATGTGTCCTCCCTGCTATTTGCTGCTTGTCACTCGTGTGGGGATCCCGTGATCTTGACGTCACGGAATTTGTAAATGCTATAGAAGTTTATTTGTAGTGACGTATGCTTACGTAATCCCCTCAAATTCCCTCCGCTAATGCCCGGCAATTACAGCATCCTTCGCGTTGTTTCGCTCGCAGTTGGTCTGGTCGCCAAGAGGGCTACGGCGCGCAACGCGGAGGCGTCGGCTACATGCGCGCAATCACGAGTGAAAGGCATCCCCCAATTAGCAGCGGCAGCACTCGCCGTCGGCGCGCTGATCGCTTCGTGCTCGGTCAGCGCTACAGGCAAATCGGAGCAGGCGGTCCTGGAAATTCTGCGCGCGGCTATGGGAACTACCTATGTCATACCGCACACCGACTCTGTGGATGGTGTGATAAATGCCTGCGGGTTGGAATTTGCGGCTTTGCAAAGAGACGCCAGCTTCGCGACCGAATCCTATGTGAAGCTGGTCGGGTCGTTTTATCTTCGTTTCGAGCGGGCGTCGGGTCTGGGGTATAGCCTGAAACTTGGCATCTTTGACCCGCTTGCGGGGCCGAACGACGGTGCGACACGTCCGGCAAACGCGTTCGTCCGCCCACCTAACGGGAAAGCTCCGAAAAAACCAGTTCGAGTGGACGGCGAGGCCGGCTTCGCTCTGTATATGGGCCTTCTGGACGAAGACGTGATTGGTGTCTACCGCTCGATTATAGATACGAAGAAGATTGAGGTCGGTTTCAACCGGCAAGCGGGTCGCCGGGATACAACCGCCCTTCTGGATCTCACTGTCGTGCAGACCGACGGCGCGGGCGGAAAATTCGTCCGGAAGCACAGCTCGGCTGCCGTCGACCAATTCGCGAAGTGCAGCGGCCAACTGGTCAACCGTGCCGAGGCTGAGTTCAAGTAGCGCAGGCCAGTCCTGCCGGGGCGCCATGCCCTTGCGCTGCTTGGCCGGTGCTTCCATCATTTCTTGGACGTTCTGGTCCCGCTCCACAACACAGGGCTCGACGGCCAGGCGCTGCAGCAGCTCTTCGTAGATGTCGCCCATCAGCCCGCCGGGCCGCTGCTGGACACCTGGTGCTAGCGCAGCAACTCTGGGACGATGCCCTTCACCCGCCCTGGCCGGGCGATGACATTGGAGTTTCAGGATCAAAGCTTGCTGATAACGACTACGCTCGACCATCGACCGCTTACTTTGACGGGGCAGGCGCCATGTGCAATATTGATAAGAGTCTACGTGGGGAGAGCTTTAATGGACCGCGATGAATTGTTGGCGCTCATGATCTCTACCCCGGCTCCTGTCCCACGGCTGGACGCCTGGGATAGTGTGCTTGCCATCTATGCGGGCCATTTGGAGCGGTTGGCTTCCAAGCTCGATGAGAAAGATCTAGGTCTGCTTGTGGCGAGTGGCGCAATGTTCTATCGCACGCTTTGCCAAGCTGAATCGGCACGCCTTCAGGCTGTAGACCGTCACGCTGGCCCCCGTTCGCGGAAGTCTGACGACTAAACTGCCGGCTAAAGGAGGCCACCGAGAGTTACGAGTAGTCCGTAGCTCATTGCGTGCTGTCCCGATCGTTCCGTATTTCCGTTCCGGGTGGGGGTTTAACCGATCCGCTTTGTTGTGTGTCAGATCGGACCTTGATAGGAATCCAGCTGCTGTCTGCTGGTCGCCAAGATTGAGCTTCCGCGCGCCACCCCGCCTCCCATGCATCGACCTTTTCACGCCATTCCATGATCGATTCCCCGGTGTGACCCGGCATGGCTGCCGCCTGGTAGTAGGGACAGTCCCACAAAGTCAATCCGTTGCGGGCAGCTTGGGCACCCAGCTTTTGGATGTCATCATGCATAGCACCCTCCAAAAGTAGATTTCGGCGAGGTAAGTATTGCGCAACATTTCGGCCGATTGCAATAGTGCCGCAATACTAGCGGACCCCTTCCAGCAATGTCATTTTCCGATCCATTGCATCCACCAACCCTGGTAGTAACGGCGCCCGTCAATCTCTTCAAAGCCACAGACCATCATTCCCCTGTCGGAACTGAACGTCAGCAACTCGGGCTCAAGCAAATCGGGTATGGGACTCTCTGCGGTCGCGCCAAACTTTGCTAAGCCGGCCATGGTCATGACGGTGATATGCCGCCGCAGGTCTTCGCGGGTGATCGAGTACATATGCACCGGACCAACGACGGCGGGCGCCGGATCATTGTCCCGACGCTTCTGGCCCAGATGGTGGGTGCGGATGACAGAGCAACGCATGATTCTGCTGCTGAATGACTGTATGAATATACAGTATATGGCAGCAGAAACGGGGTCAGGTCATCGGCGTGGCGACGAGCCTGTCGGAGGGGAAGGGCACCATAAAATCCGGACTCTGCTCGGCGCTGGCCGTGAGCCAATCGCCGTAGGCGCCCTCCGGCAGGATCACGACCATGCGCTTTTCCTTGCCTGCCTGGTGGTAGTGCCGGAAGAGGGGATCAGCGTCCGCGTTGATGGTCAACATCGTGAAGCTATCCTGCCATTGACCGGCTGCATCTCGGTAGCGGTCCCACAGGCCCGCGATGCCCAGCGGCGCGCCATCGGCTCGGGTGAAGCGCGTGGCAATCGGGTTCTTCCTAGTGTTCTCGTACACCGGGCGCCAGTCGGGTTCGAAGATGGCATCAGCGGGGATGATGCAATGCTGCACCCGGCGCCAAGCGTTGCGGAAGGTGAAGGCAGTGGCTACCCGGTCGTCACGGGCATTGGACGTCGAGAGCTTTGCAGCTTTTTCCAATCCGTCAGGCCCAGTCGATGCGGATATTAGACCCCAGCGACCGACCGTCGCCTCACGATCCGGCACAGCTTCGTCGCCGGCGTCGTACTCCGGCGGCCTGCGCACAAAGACACCCTGGTAGCGCGGCCACATGTCGTACTTCTCTACGGCTGGCTTCTGAGGCACACCGAACTTCTTCAGCAGCAGTTCGGCGTCTTTCAGGGTTTGGTAGTGGCTGCACAT